TCATCTGGAATAGGAGCCTCATCTGGAATAGGAGCCTCATCTGGAATAGGAGTCTCATCTTCTGTCTCTTCCTGCGGCTCAGAAACTCCTTCCGTTCCCGGAATAGTTTTTTGTGCTTGGACCAAAGCCTTAGCGTTGGCAAGCTGCCCCATCATCTTGGTTACCCTTGTTAAAGCATATGAGTATGCATCGATCAATTTACTCTGAGACTCTGCAAGCTCTGGAAACATAGATGCTATGCCTATTTTGTCTAACATTATGTCAAATTCGGCCAGTTGGCGAATTATTCTTCTATCTGCAAGCATCCCGGCAACCTCGTCAAGCTTTGTGGCGGCATCTTCAAGCTTGATCTCTCCAGCAAGCTCGTCATACTCACCCTGTCTGGCTCCGGGGATTGGTGTAATATCCTCAAGAGAGACGGGTTCTACCTCATCTGATTTTGGAATAGCATCCTTAGGGCTCCGTGCAGCCTCTTCCTCTGGAGCCGGAGCGGCCTCCTCCGCAAGAGCCGGAGCGGCCTCCTCCGCAAGAGCCGGAGCGGCCTCCTCCGCAAGAGTCTCCTCGGGCTCTGCTTCTAAAGGCTCCTGCTCCCCATCAAGCCTAGGGTCTGGCCGAGCCTCCAAAGGAGGTTGTTCCGGAACCTCTTGAGCTATTTTCTTTAAAATATCAGCCCCCTGTTTGTGCCCCAATTTAGTAAAGCTATTCGCGGTCTTGTAAGTTACGTCTGACATAGTATTGCTTAATTTTAACATTTGAACTTGCAAACTGAGATTCATAAGATGTTCTGCAAGAATCCTATAAGTATCTGAATCCATATACCGATCTGTTCTCAAGAGCTTATCTATACGCCTAATTGCAGTATGAAGTTTTCCCTTCCATCCACTAAAGGCATCTTTATCATGAACAGCTTTATCGGCATTTGATGACACATGATCGAAAAGATGCTGATCAAGGCTGTCTCCAGGCATATTATAACCCGTATTTTCTCCCAAATATGCACTTCCTCCGCCGGCATAATATGGACTATTTCCTTGTCCCATATCGCTAATGTAAACAGCTTTCTTTTTCATATCTTTATCCTCTTTTGAACTGTATTTCAAATGTTCGCCATTGCTATAATATTTAAACCATTTTTTAAACTTTTCATCTTCATCTTCTTCTATATTTAAAAAATTACTATAATAATCTAAAGCACTTTCCTTTGTCATTTCTTGGCTTGCAACAGAATCATAGATAAGATGAACAATCTTTAACCAATTATTAATATTAAACTCTTCCCGAACATCTTCTCTGAATCCGCCCATATTAGGATAAGCAACCTTTTTTATTTTTCCTTTTTCTATTTTCATTCCAATTATATTATAATAAGCATCGTTTAAATTTCTTGTTTTTAACTTTAATAATTCTATATTTTCTTCTGCGGAAAGCTTTATTTTAAAGCTTTTTGATGCTGATTTTAATAAAAAATACTTTTTAAATTTTTCATCACTATCAATCCCAAGTATTGTTAACTCCTTAGATTTGTCAGATATCTGATCAAACTCGGGCGTGCGTGCGCTTATAGCCAAACTTGCCAGTTTTTTAATAAAATAATTATTTACTTTATCTTGACTCACACAGACCGCCTTATCCACTCTGTTAAGCTTTCTACTCCCAATATCCCCTTAACCTCTTCCTTCCATTCGTTTGCCACTTCTCCGTTTAACTCAGAAAATTTTGGAATAATATACTCTTTTAAAAAGCGCTCTACATGAATTTGTTTAACATCAGATATTTCACTATATATGGAAAGATTCTCTACTAACCAGTTCTTAAAAGATATTTCACTATTTAAGTCCTTTAGAGCAAGACGCTTTTCATATATTTCGCTTTCACTAGACATCTATAACTTCTCCCCTAATATAATCTAAACTTTCTCCGTTTAATTCTCGTGTCTTAATGTCCAACTTATCAACAAAAATGGGCACAAGATTTGGGCTCAACTCCCGCAACACGTCTAGCACAACCTCTTTCAAAATTCTAGCCTGTTCATTTACTACATTAATATTAATATTATGTTCAATCTTTTTATCTGCAACACCCTCAATATACTTCTTCCAGTCTTGCATCAGCGTCTTCATAGTGTTTATATATTCAATGAAAATCTTATCCTCCCGGAGAGAGCCTCCCTCTTGTAACAAGTTATAATAGTATTCAATTCTAGAATTTATAAGACTATCTAACTCAAGGAGTCTTTTTGCAACGTCTAACTCAGACGTTGCGATTTCATCAATCTTCTGCTGGTACGAAGAGGAGGCCTTTATAATCATGCGAGCTTCAGCTTCTGTGGCCTCCTTATCTATCTCTCCTCTTCTATTTTTAATGTCATCTAAAACCTCACCCTTCAAGTTTAGGTGTTCACCTCTAAACTTTTGCAAGGTCATATAAGAGACATGAAGCCTTCTGGTTCTTGGATACTTGTCCTTAAGCCAGCGCTCTACCTCTTTTACAGAATCGCCTTCTAAAAGCTTTTTTATAAGCTCCTCTTTGTCTGGATGATTTAATACTTTTTTGCTCATATTTACCTCTAAAAATAAAAAGTCCCAGCTTTATATTACTAAGCCAGGACATTAATATTTAATTTATAAGTCAATTAGAACCAACAGCCCAAGGCCTACTCCTTCTTAAGGGAAGGACCAAAAATCGAGCTTGATTCTTTTGCCAAAGAATCTAAATAATTAGCTTCTTTTACCAGGCCAATCTTATCTAAATGATTTGCCAGATGCATCATGCTGGACTGCAATGCTGCGCCACCACCAGGAAACTCTCTGCCATCTTCCGTTTTAAAGCCTTCGTTGTAATCATAAACCTTGTTGGTATAAGGATCTTGAAACACGCCATCAGACACGCGCATGGCTTGCACGCCCACGCGATCAGGAGAATATCTGGTTGACAAATGTGTTGCACCAGTCTCGCTAGGAATATATGAATCCTCATGATCAGGAGTTATTCCGTATAAGCTGGCAGTATCTCTGCCCAGAAGCTCGCCGCCTCTGGTAGCCAGGTATCTTTCGCGAGTTGCATATTCTGCCACATTGGACTGAAAGTGTTGAAAAGCACCATGCTGATCTCCAAGGGCAAGCTTTCGAAGAGTCTCTCTTCTTTTTGGCTCATTGTTTTTAGAATTTTTCAATATATTTTTTATTTCTTTAACTCTATTGCTCATGTTTCTTCCTTATGATAAAGTAACTCTTGATGATGAAATTGCCGCTCCGAGGCTATCAAGATCCTCCGTCTGTGAGGCCCTCCTTGTTGGCACAGGCCTACCTTTGGCGTCAAAGCTGATCTTGCTAACTGGCAGCCCCAACTTGGGACAATAAGGCTGAACAGACGTAGGAACTCTTATCAAGTCTCCATTCTCTAAAGCCTTTTTTATCATTGCATCTCTTTCTGTTCCATTAGATGAGTGCTTTAGTAATTTTGTAAATTTATCAAGTGCTGCTAAATATTGCGCTCCATCAAACTTATTTCCTATAACACTGAGCGCATCTTCCGCTTGTCTATAGTCGGTTCTAGAAACGCCATCTACCATCCTATTTATAAGCTGAGGATATGACAGTCTTGACATCTCAACCACCTCTCTAGAAACCTTGTTTAGATCCTCTACATGGCTTGAAGCCTTAATGACAGTTCTAAGGCCATCTTCGTTTAGCTTGTAGCCTTTGCCCTTGATTACAAAGCTGTTTGGAATAACCGGCCGACCGTTCGGCATATCAACAGGAATATCTATCTCAACCCGGCCATGAGGGGTTGGTATATCTGCAGCAAAAGCAAGCACCTTGTCTGTCGAGTATGAAACACGAACTTGAGGGTTTGGAACACCCAGGCTGGCAAGCTCTGCTGCGACAACCCCTGTAGCGACTCTAATCTGATCTCTACTAAAAGATGAAGCAGCGGTTACTAACTCGTTTTCCAGGTCGGCATACTTTTCCAGTGCAACAGGAACTACTGGCGTATCAACCTTGAAGTCTCTAGAGCTTCTCTGCTCTGCAAATCTGCTGGCTGCAGTCTTCTTAATAAAATTATTTTTATCCTTTATAAAAACATAAATATTTTCTTTATTTAGTTTTACAAGATTATCTCCCTGTACAAAATGAGTTGGCAGCGATGGGATGCCTTTTGTCACCTGGACTGGAATTGGAATATTTACTTGTGTAAAATCTGATGTATCAACAGATGCATTGCAAAGAATAAAGTGATCATTTGTCCTAATAGCCTTAACCTCTTGAGGCACGCAGCCTAAAGAGATTAATTGTAATCTTGCAAATTTTTCGGCCTTTTTAATCGAATTGTTAGATAATGCAGAAAAAGAAGATTGCTTATCTAGCGAAAACACACCAGCCAACTCTTTAGATAATTCATTCTCTTCAAACAATGGAGATAGCTTTTCTTCATATGGAATTCTTGCGCTTGCAGCGCCTTTCTTTATTTCTTTTAAAATCGCATGCTTATCCGGCAATAGATCGCCAAGCTCTTTTCTGAAGTTAGATCTCCCACTTGCAAGACCGCACAGATGATCATGAACTTCGGCAATTTCTTTTTGCGTAATAAATTGTTGATTGCCAGCTTTCCTTACAATTACATCCCGAGCATGACAAATTAATACATCTCTAGAGTTATTTGCAGCAGCACTTTCTAGGCGGCCCAAAACATAGCTAGTGGTAAAGGTCTTGCCATTCTCTATTTTGTCCAAGGCCATTTTTGCCTGTGCTACAATATGCTTTATTTCATTCATTATTCATTCCTCATCTATTTGTTTTTTAGTATTTCTGGAAAAAGATTCTTGATAACTTCTGCTTTTGCCTTCGGCTGACTTGCGACAACCTTTTTAACAAACTCTCTATCTGAATCAATAACATCTAACAATGCTGACTTAAACGTAAAAATATCATCACTAGAAAAGCCATATTCATCTGATGAAAAACTACAAATAGGGATATTTTTATAAGAAAGAGTTACATGGTTATGATCATAATTACTAGAAGCACTCCAATCTCCGCCTTCTTTCTTTTGATATTTCGGATCAGAGCTTCTAACCAAAAAGGTTGCTCCGTCTATCTCTTCAACCTTCCATAGATCGTCATATTGATCGCCCATTACCTTGTACATATCAAATGCAATTTTTTTAATCTTTAGATCATTAGTCATTGGAATTATATCTTTAACAGATATATCAGATGATTGTTTTTTAAAAAAATCAATCAGAACGTCGTCTAACTCAGGCATGAACACTCTCCTTGCTGTAAAATTTATCTTTATTAATAGAAATATATTTTCTCGATCTTATGATAAACATCGCTAATTATCTATAGATAAAATATTAATAAAAATATTATAACATTATTTGGAATTACTCTGGATCTCCATGATTAATTTTAGCTATCTCTTCTAAAATCTCATTTATCCTAGGATGTGTTTTGCATATTTTTTGTAACTTTTTGACAATACCGCCATAGCGCTTTTTTTGATTTTTATAATCTATATTACCATGCATAGCTTTATGAACAGCAGATTGAGTTATGCCTAAATGCTCAGCGATATCATTTTGGGTTTTGCCCATGAGGCGCATAAATAATATCTTTTTCTGATGCTCTGTTAAGTAGGCGCCATTTACTATGTCATAGATCTCATCTAATAACTCTTCTTTTAGATCAGATATTCTTTCATCAGAAGCATTATCCATCAGAACCTGGCCAATGCCTCTCTCCGATGAAAAATTATTTAATTTTGCAGCTTCAAATGATATTTCTACAATTTTATATTGATATGTCTTGCTTTTTCTAGCCACTTACCCTACCATGTTTCTGGAATTATTTGTTTAAAATCTTTAAAAAATGTATTTTTATTTTTTTCTGGATCAGAAAAATATTCATCAATATCCTTGTATGATTCCGGCACCTTAAGGAACCTTAACTTCAGCCCTCGATTTATATACTTGGAATATATTCTTTGTGCAGACTTAATTCCGGCATCATCTGAGTCTAATATAAAAGTTATTCTGTTTGTATATCTTGCAAGCTTTAAAAAATGCCCTTGGGAAAATGCAGTTCCGCAAATTGCCACAGAATTTAAAAGATTATTTTTACACATAGACAATTGGTCAAAATATCCCTCTACAACATATGCATTATCGGAATCTAAAATATGCTGATTGGAAAAATTTAAACCATATAAAACATTGCTCTTTTTATAAGATGAGTTCTTATATTTAGGAATACTTAAAAGGCTTCTGTCATAGTCATCCAAGAGGGTTCTTCCGCTTATACCTATTGGCTTGTTATATTCTGAGTAAATAGGAAAGACCAAAAAGAAGTAATCAGAAAAGTCACTTCCCTTTGAATAATTTAATATATTAAGTTTATTTAATAATTCTTCTGATACATATTTTGTTAAAATTCCTGGATTTTGTGGGAAAAAGCCTATTTTGTTATTGACTATAGACTCCTTGGTCAGCAATCGCTCATCAACCAGGTACTTTAAACACTTTTTAGAATTTTTTAAATTACTATGACAAATGTCTACAAGCTTGTTCAGTTCTTCACTCTGATTCATCGATCTCTACCTTTTCTAACTTCTTCTGTGTTTCCTCGATTGCTACAATCATATGTTTAGTTACGTTTATTTTGCAACCAATTTGATTATTTACACACTCCTTTCCGACCAAGACTCCGTTTAAAAATTGTGCTTCGACATTATTTTCACAAACTTGACATGGAAACATGAATGCTTTTCTATTTTTTGACCTTATGATATCTCCATTAGCCTTCATGGATAGTTTGGAATAAGAAGATACACCTGTTAGCACCTCTCCACATTCATTACATATTACATCATCTGCGTCTATGTCTAAAGACGCATCTGTAAATCCATCACTTTTTTTGCACTTCGGATTGCATATTACAATCATACTGTCTCCTGCTCTATAGCCTCTATTAATGGATTATGCACCTCTTCCGCCTTTGCATTGGCAGTGGTAACGCCCTCACTTCCTAGATATATATCTCTAATTTCTTGATCATAGGCCGCTGCTGCTGACGGGTTGCTTGAGAAGGCCTTTACGGCGCTATCTCGCCCCCTTATCTTATCTCCATCTACAATATAGCTTTGACTATTAGGTCTTTCTATAAGATCATACTTTACAGCCAGATCAAACACCTCTTCTTCTGTATTTACGATGCCCTTTACATACTCTACCTTATACTCTGCCTGACGAAAAGGCGCTCCAACTTTATTCTTTTGAATCTTTGCTCTAACAATATGTCCAACTCTCTCTCCTGAATCATTCTTTATTACAGAGTCTGCTCCAAAAACAGGCGCCATATTTATCATCAAGCTACACGCATGTTTGAGAGCCTTCCCTCCCGGAGAGGTGGTCGGGTCGCCAAACATTTGACCTAAGTTTACACGAACTTGATTTATGCCAATAAAAGCAACATTTGCTTGAGCAACAACCGGAGTAAGCTTCTTCAGCTCTGTAGATAGGAATCTTGGGATTGGGGCCATATTTGCCTTGCCTATATCTGCAGCAATCTCCAATGGAGTATTTAGTACAGCTATAGAGTCAAGGACTATTATCCCTAAGTTTTTGAACCTTGGATCTACACCTTCAATTACATGGTCTAATATGCCCTTCATTTTCTTTGAAACTTTTTTAGTATTTGAATTTACACTGGTTATTCCAATGAGTCCTTGAAATATAACCTTTGCATCATTGGTCTTTATAACCATAACTCTAGATATATCAATGCCCTGACTCTTAGCCCATTCGGGATCATAAGTATATTCTGCGTCAATAAAGAGAGCTGTATTATCAGGGTTTTCATTTAAATAATTCTTTATGCAAGACAGCGCTAGCATTGTTTTACCAGAACTCTCCTTTCCTGCAAGCTGAGTTATCCTGCCCATGGGGACGCCGCCTATCCCTATAGCCTCGTCCAGCTTTGGACTGCCAGTGCTTACTGCGTCATATTTTGTAGATATATTTCCATCAAAGAAGATGGTATCTTCTCCAAAGAATTTTAGAACTTCTTTTTCAGCCTCAGTTGCTGATATTCTTTTCGACATGCTCAATCCCTTTAATATTTGTGTTCTAATCCACCATCACTTGGCGGCCGCCAGCCGACAGGTGGTTGCCAGCTAGACGGATTATCCGCCTGTTCTGACACGATTGCTTCCGTATTTATTAATAATAACGAAATACTGGCGGCATTTTGCAACGCCGTTCTTGTGACTTTCATTGGATCAATAACTCCAGCTTTAACTAAATCTTCAAATTTTCCATTTGCAGCATTATAACCAAAATTTATATTTTTTGAGTTTAAAACCCTCTTTATTATTTTACCAGAATCCTCAAAAGCATTTTCAACAATCTGCGTGATTGGACGCGCACACGCGGCCAAGAGCACCTTTGCTGCCGGAACCAGTTCTTTATCTAACTCTGATAAATCAACTTTTTCTGCAGCCTTAAGCAACGATATTCCTCCTCCGGGAATAAAGCCCTCTTCTATTGCTGCTCGGGTCGCGCAAATAGCATCATCAACCCTATCCCCCTTCTCTCTAAGCTCAAGTTCTGTAGAGTATCCTACTGTTATTATAGCAGCTTTGTTTCTCAAAAATGCAATCCTGCTTCTTACATCTAGCCTTGCCGAATCACCAATAAGGGTATCCATATCTTTCTTGTATAAGGCCAGCTTTTCTTCCAGGCGTGCTTCGTCCTTTCTTCCTTCAAAGATTTTTGTTAAAAATCGATTTACAACGACCTTTCTCGCAAAGCCCAAGTCCTGCGCTCCTGCGTTCATCAAGGGGGCCCCGGCCTCCTTTCCGAAGACCCTCGTTCCAACCAGCACAGAAAGAGCCTCAAGCCATTCATCCTGGCTTCCTGCGGCCATACTAAGGTTCGGTATGTTAACCGCAACAACCTTGAGTCTTCCTAGGTTATTATTGGTAACCAATGTTGCTAAAGCCTCTTGTTTAACTGCTTTTGCTAAAATTAATATAGGTTGATTTTTGTTCGACAATTCATTAAATAAACTAAGACAAGAAGATAAAGATGTTATTTCATCATTACATATCAGAATATTGCAATTATCAATAATGATATCTGATTGCCCGTCTTCCGTTAAAAAGGCGGGGGTTACATACCCGCTTCTCAACTCTACTCCGTCTACAAACCTAACAGATGTTTCTGATCCAGGGCAGGCCTCTGCCGCCACAGCCCCCTCTAATCCTATGGCATCAAAAGCCTCTGCTATCTTGCTTCCAATGGCGCTATCATTGTTTGCAGAAATTGTTGCAATATTCTCAAGAGATTTAAATCCATCTATTTCTGTTGCCATTCCGCTTAAATTATCAATAACTCTATCTACAGCCCATTCAATTCCTCTTTTTAAGTAAAGCGGACTATAATTCTCATTTATTAAATCATTTCCTCTTTTAAAGATTTCATGAGCTAAGACTGTAGCCGTTGTCGTTCCGTCTCCCGCTACAGCCGCCGTTCTGCCCGCAGCTTCCTTTATAAGCTCGCAAGCTAAGTCCTCTATAGGATGAGGAAGGGTAACCTCCCTAGCTACTGTTACTCCATCTTTCGTCAGAATTGGAGCGCCCGTAAACTTTCCCAAAATAACGTGCTTTCCTTGAGGCCCCATTGTGACCCCAACTGTCTTTGCCAGCTTCTCCGCACCAGACAAAAGTACAGACCTAGCTTCTCTATTGTATGTTAAATCTTTAGCCATTATCTTTTTCCTTTAGAATATATGTTAATGCGACAGCAATTGCGTCTGCTTCGTCAAAGCATTCTTTAGCTATTTTACCATTTCTATTAGTTCTTGAACTAAAAGAAATAAAGTCTTTTTTTATAAACTCAAAACAATCTTCTTTTGAGGAAATTCTATATCCAGCATGCTTTGAGAGCATAGACCTTACGGTTACAACCGCATACCTGCTCGGCTCCTGCCCTAGGCTTTTAAGACAGGCCATTGATACCAATTCATTAAAAACAGATAAAACAATTATTGTCCTAGCAGTACTGCGGCCTGCTGGAAACTTATTTGCGTAAGCCTCTATAGCTATGGCGTCGGGGTTTTTCTTTATAAGAAAATCATAAACCTCATCATAAGCAGCACTGGCCCTAAAAGTTAAAGAGCCTTTGTTGCTTTTTGGAGGCTTTATATTTCCATACTCTTTTAAATCAACTTTGTCATTATTATATTCGAGTATTGCCCAGCCAATGGTGCTTGATGATATGTCTAATCCTAGTATTGTTTTCATGATAAAAAGGCGCATAGAGATATTACTCTATGCGCCTTAAAATATCTTACAGAAATTTATTCAAAATCAAAATCAAAGTCATCATCTGTCGCTGTTTCTGTAGCGGTCGAGACAGTATCGCTTTCGCTCCACCCCATAACCTCCTGAACATCACTCGCACTTGACGGAGAAATTAACTTTTCAACATTTACTCTGTCGTTGAAGTCAACAAATCTCGTCTTGAAGTCCGAAGACAAGGGCTCCTTAGGATTAGGGGTAACACTGTACAATGGCTGAGAGCCCTTTGGCCCCTTGCCTATAGTTAGATCATAAGCAGTAACCTTTCCCCACCGACTATTATTAAAAAGAGCCTTCACTCCATTATAGATCTGTGGGCCGACCTCAAGGATTCGGAACTCGTCATCCGAACGATCCAGGACCTTTATGAGCCATCGCGGTTGGCGACGGAACCCAGAGTCCTCAAGCCTGCGCACAAGCTCAGGATGGTCCACAGGGCTGTTCACCTTGCGCCTAGACCCATCGGGGGTCACGACCCAATGGATGTAAAACTGGACAGGATTGCCCATAACACGAACTGTATTCTCGCCTTCTTCTAATCGCAAGAAATCAGACTTAGTTCCTGAGTCTGCAGCGTTCCAATCAACTTCACCAAATACCATATCTGTCATCTCTATCTCCTTCGTGTGACATTGTCACGTTTGTGGCCTAACCGCTTCATTGCGGATTGTTGCCAAGTTTATTAAGAATCAACCCCACTCAATTTCCTCAATATCGCCACCGAAGTCGCTTGAGTCATTTGATTTCGTAGGGAACGGCTGACGTTCATCAACACCACTATTATACCCAACGCTACTTGCGTTTTCAATAGAATAATCTCTACGCAGAAATGTTTTTAGAGCATAATGCCAGCTGGAAAAATATCCCGCTTTATTCTCTAACCACTTCTTGCACGCCTTAGCCATAGTCAGCTCATTGCATACATCAATATAGTCATCATCAGCTTGAGCGTGCCACTCTTTATCTTTTACTGTTTTAAAGCCAGCCTCTTTAGCCTTGTGAAGAGCCGCTAAAGACCAGGCTTTATTCTTTTTTGAATCTAAATTTCCAATCCACCTATCAACCTGGACTGCTTTTTCTTGGCAAGCATTCTGCCCCTCTAGGGTCAATATGAGACATTGTTCTGCAATATTAACATCTACAATACCATTAACTGGTAGCGAAGAAACAATTTTATCTATACCTGAAATATCAATATCTTCTATAGAGAACGTATTTATTGAAATTTTTTCATGAAGCTTTGACATTTTTCCTCCCAAGCTATTCTTCCGAATTTTGCTCTAATTTTTCTATCCGCTCAATAATATTATTCACACTTAGAAATTTGTCAACTATTATTTCTAAATCCAAAACTTTATTTATCTTGCCGTCCAACACCCTTATTCTCTGATTCATCATAACATTAAGCAAAAAGAAAATAACACCGAGAGGAACATTTTTATTAACTGGCGGATTAACAAAAGTTATTATTCCGTTCTTATCTGTTTCGAACAAGCCAATAAAACTAGAGGATCCGAACTGTTCTCTTAAAGTTTGGCAGTATTCGAACTCACTATCGCTTAGCTCAAGACGCTTATTTCCAACTGCCCGTATCAATCCGAGACCCTCCTGACCAGTGGGCCTGGTGCTCTCGGTTTAGACTCTTTCGCAATTCTTTTTAATCTAGCAACTTTCAAATCAGCATCAGAATCCTCTGGAAAACCATCTATCTTCGTGAGTGCCTCACTTCTAATTTCCTCTCTGATGCTGTCATAATCTTCGTCTACAACTTCTTCGTCTACAACTTCTTCGTCTACAACTTCTTCGTCTACAACTTCTTCGTCTACAACCTCTTCGTCTACAACCTCTTCGTCATTATTCACAACATCTATATTTACAGGAAAGAACTCTGACATCATAAATAATGATATATCAAAAATTAAATCATTATTTAACTGCTGAGAAAACTCCTGTTCTAATATCCTTTGCTTCATAAGCCCAAGCCTTCGTGTGTGAAGATCGCCCAAAAGAGCCGAGCCACAACACGGGCAACAATTTTTCACCAAAGAATGCCTCATCGAATTATCGACATTAAATTCACAATTTTTACAAACAATCATATATCTCTCCCGTATATTTTATCAAGCGTGGAAAGCGCTAAATCTTTTTGATCCAAATAACTATTTACCTTGCATATAGCCTTAATTGGAAGACCATCTTTCAACATTAGTCTATATTTCTCATAATCTTCCGCCCAGAGCGTGAGGCCGCAAGTGTCGCCATTTATATCTTCTATAAGATATTTGGCAAACTTTTTCCCTATATTCTTTCCATTTTTAATTTTAAATTCTTTTATCTTTGTTTTTATTATAGCTTCGACCCGGACTCTTTCTCCACTATTTAAAGAACTTATCTTAGAAAGGGGAGTTACTGTAGAACCTCCGGAGAAGAAGTCTTTAAAGACTTCATGTAAATTTCCGCTTAAAGATCTTCCGAGAACTTCCTTCTCAAATAATAGTACCTCTTTCCTGTCCCAAGTATCCTCTGATTCTCCAAACTCTAATTCTTCCATTATTTTACGAAATTCATCAGAATTTTTTGGGATAGAGTGTCTTTCGAAGAATTCATCTTTGCGTTCTTTTGAAATCTTTTTTAAATTTGGATTTGCTGCAAAAATTTTTGATTCAATAGCTTTTTTTATTGCGGTTTTTCCTTTTGATCTATATTTTTGATAGTTATCGTGCATATCTTTTCTTGTTCTTTCAAAGCAGTCTAACGCACCAGCTTTTGCCAAAGACTGAATAACAGTTTTTCCCACGGTCCTGCTGTCATTCCGGATTAAAAAGTCTGGAAAACTTTTATAAGGCTGATTCTCTACCATAGAGAAGATAGCCTTATCTCCTATGCCTTTTACTGCAGAAGTGCCGGTAGAGATATTGCCGTCTTCTAAAATGGTATATCTGCCAGAGCTATAGTTTACATCTGGCGCAAGAACTTCAATGCCCATCTTTCTACATTCGTCAAGATACTCCTGTGTTTTATCGCTATTTGGATCTTCTGAATTTATCAACGCACACATAAACTCAGAAGGATAGTGACACCTTAGCCACGCAGTATAAAAAGATATAATTGAATAAGAAATAGAGTGCGATTTGTTAAAGGCATATCCACCCAAAGGCTCTATATAGGTCTTCCATATTTTGCACGCAACGTCGTAATCCATACCCGTATAGCTCATGCAATCCTTTACAAAGTTTGTCTCGGTACGCAGAACAAGCTTTGGATCCTTGCCCTTTAACTTACTAATTTTTCTCAATGCATCTGCCTGATTCAAATCCCATCCAGCACAATCTTGAGCAATAATCATAGCCTGTTCTTCATAGACCAAAACACCATAAGTTTTTTCCAAAGCACGCTTAATGCTCGGATGCTCATACGAAGCAGGCTCTAATCCAAGCCTTCTCTTGGCATACCTTCTTCTCTCGCTAGGCTTGCACGACGGCCTTCCAATAGCGTTTATTGCAGATATGTCCTCTATGCTTTTCGGCTTAAGCCTGATGCAGAATGGCGTTAAAGAAGACTCAAGCTGAAATAGTCCTACAGTTTTTCCTCGACCTATCATAGCGTAGACCTTTTGATCTTTCATGTCTATGTCGTCTACAGTTAGGCTTTTACCGGTGGTTTCTTTTATAAGCTTAAAAGAATCATCTATAACAGTTAAAGTTTTAAGACCTAATAAATCCATCTTTATAAGACCGTTTTCTTCACACCTTGTTTTTTCCCATTGGGTTATAACATGCCCTTCTTTGTCGATCCTTAATGGCACAGTGTCACACAACGGGCCCTCACCGATAACTATTCCGGCAGCATGCAAAGACCAGTTTCTTGTAAGGTTTTGAAGCTTAGAGGCGTATTCGTATAATTCTGGATATTGCTTCATATATGCAACAAGCTGACCGCTCTCTTTCATGGCCGCACCCAAAGTGGGGGCATCAGGCATAATTGCAGTTATTGCGTTTGCAATTTTAAAAGCAGAAGATTTATCCCCACCAAGCCTCAGGCTTCTAGCAACATCCTTTATAACAACGCGAGGAGATAACGTGCTCCAGTTTGATATAGAGGCAACACGATCTGATCCATATTTGTTTTTTATATACTCTTTAACAAGGCCTGGGTCAGAAAAATCAGAATCAATATCTGGAAAAGACTTCTTTTTATTATTATGAAATCTTTCAAAAATCAAATCATATTCCATTGGATCTACATTGGTTATTCCAGTCAAATAGGCTACCAATGATCCTGCTGCAGAACCTCGCGCAGGGCCAACAGGCATTATTTCTTTCGCCCAATTAACATAATCTGCAACAATTAACATGTAGGAGGAGAAATTCTTTTCCTCCAAAACCGATAACTCCGCCTTTACTCTGTCCCAATACTCCTCTTTATCATCTTTGTCCAAACCATCCAGCTTATCTTGAAACCCCTTTATGCACTTGTATCTAAGATAGGCCCTATCTTCTGGAATAGTAGATCCAACCTTGTTTTTCCATTCTGAAAATTCTTTATAATCTGGCTCATCAGATACGGCAAAAGAAGGAAGCATAACTCCTTTCGGCTTAATATAAGAGGGCTCCTCACAATCTTCCATAATTTTTATAGAATTCTGCATACCTATAGAAGCGACCTTCGGGCCGAAGAAATCAACTATTTCCTCATGTGTTTTTAGGTACATATCTTGAACGCCATAACGAAACCTGTCCGGATCATCTACAGCCTTTTTATCTTTTATTGCCAACATGAAATCATGATACCTTGCATGCTCTCTATCTCGATAGTGAGCATCACAAGTTATTACATATGGAATTTCAAAATCATTAGATATTCTTAATAATGAATCATTCAATTTTTGCTGATTGACTTCTTTTCCATTTTTTCCAACATCATATAAAGAATGAGGCTGCAACTCTAAAAAGAAACGATCTTTAAAGATATGATGCAATCTGCCTATATGGCTTAATGCCTTTTCTTCATCTTCGTCTGTTATCAATGTTTTGGCGATCAAACCATTGCAGCATGCAGTAAGGGCAAATACGCCCTCGTTATGCTCTTCGATATGTTCCCAGGAAATCCTGGGAGTTTGCTTGCCCATGTATCCAGAAACTTGATTTTGATATGAAAGGTAATTTAACTTAAGGATATTTTTATATCCTATTTCATTCTTTGCCAAAAGGACCAGGTGATATGATTTCTTGCTAGATAAATCATCTGCAAAATAAGCCTCCATTCCAGGTATCAACTTTACGCCAGTCTCTTGACTGGCCTTCCAGGCGTCATAAAGGGCAGTTAGAGTGCCGTGGTCCGTCACAGCTACAGCCGGATGGTCAACTTCCTTAGCCCTACGGAACAAGTCATAGGTATTGTTCATACCGTCTAAAGGGCTGCCTAGTTCAGTGTGGTTATGCAGCGATACGAATGGACCCTTTGTCATTAAAACCTCAATACTTTATTTTATAAATTATATGGGCCAGCAGATTTTGCTGGCCCTCTGGCAAATATTGTATACACAAAATAATAAATTTCAACAAATTTATTTAATCAATAAACATATCTGATATATTGTCGTAAATCTCGTTCACAACATCCATGTCCAGATCCTTCTTGGCGGCACTTAGCGCTTGAGTTAGTTCCTTCTTTGGGATACTCTTTTGATCCAAAAAGTCTGCAGACCACTCTCTTCTAGACTCCTGCAAATCTCTGATCTGTAGATCATAAACCAAATATTGCTTTACATACTCTTTAACATCATCTGTAGACCAAGTAGTGTTTTCGTCATTCTGTTCATCGGATTCATTAAATATTCTTACGATAGTCATCGTTTCTCCTAAGTTCAATCAGTTAAAAATTTCCACAAAGCGTAAAGCTTTGCATTTTTGATTATACTGCTATAATACATATCTGTCTTTAATTTTTTAGAATATTTTATCTTGCCGAACCTATACACGCTTTCCTTCTTAAGGCCTGGAAATAAGTCCTTTGCTATATACTCTATAAGATATTCGCTAATAGCGTCAGCCTGTCTTTGAACAGAAATATGTCTAACGCCTTTAAGCTTAGACAAATACTCTTTCAACTCTCCTGGGTCTGTTGGGATGGGATAATATTGAACGTCCCCCCCCTCCCCACTAATAATGGCGTGAGAATAAAGGTCTTTTATGTTTAAAACATCGCTTCTATCAGAATCTCTTACTCTTTCGATTCTCTCCCGTGGAGAAATCTCATCGTGTGTCCCTATTGAATTGGATGGAAATATAACATTCATCACCCTTATATAGGCGCTAGGCTCTCCGGTCGCATCATCAACCTCATTCCTGATGCCAATGGGGTAATAAGAGCTCAAGCCCTTAACCCATCTCACAAAGTGTTTAAACATTTTTTGGCCCGCTACGGTCTCTGCATCAGAGCGGTGCTCTCCGCGTAGCCGCATCCAGGGAAATCCATCATCACTAGTGTATGTATCCTCATCCTCCCCTATTGCATAGTGAAAGAGTTTCCAACACTCCTCCTTGGTAATCACTCCTCTTTTGAAGAGTCTTTCATCTGGGTTTAAAAGATCAGTAGGATCAACGAACGTCGTACCCCTCTCTACCTTCCTAAGGGAATCTAAGCGCTCCCCTATCAGAGCCGCGAGCTTGTCCAGGCCATGAACGCTTATTATAAACTGTTCTATAGCCTCCCTTCTTTCGTTTGCAGATTCATCACCAGACTCTTCCTCCCACAACTGGTGCCCTCCCCAGCGGGGTCCAAACTCATTTCCTGATATCATTCTATGCATTGTAACCCAATCAACAAGAGGTATGTAGGAGGACACCCTTGGGGCGAACCTCTCAGTTACAGGCCTTCCTCTTCTCGCCTCCTCCTCTGCAAACGGATTTTCAGCCGGGGCCCCCTCAGGAGGCCTCTCCCCTCTGAACACATCCCCACTAAGCGCCTCTGTTTTTGTTCCGCTCTTTGCATTTTGAACACGATACGGAAGGCCCCTGTATGAATCAAACAATGCAGATATGATCTTCTTATACCTATCTTTAACCCTATCTTGAGCAGACGTTGTAGCGCCATCGCTTATTGCCTTTTTTAAATCTAACTTATAACTGTTATAAACAAACCCTATTCTTCTAAGGATTTTTAAAGCAATCTCTGGAGGATCTCGCATTAAAAAGTCAGATATATCTAGCTCTATTGGAGCCCCAGGAACGGACGTTGGAAGAGATATAGGGATCCTTGCTCCAACAACGGGGAATAACTTACGCGAGGCCCTGACCTTATGTGAGTCTTCATTCTCATAGTCTAAAGGAATAGGTATGCCAACATCGCTTACCCCATCTAATGGGCTTGGAGGGAAAAGATTATCCTTCCCATCTCTCATGGCCAATGAGCCCACGTGTATAGCTTGCGAAGAATCAAATCCGACTTCATCATTTCTGTATCCAATCAACTGGTCTGATCCATCTGGAATTATCGGGCTAGTGGCTGGATGATATATTAGACTAACGCCGCCTTTAAAGCCATCATTCATAGAGCCCTTTGTTAGTGCATATTCATCTTTTGATCTGCCTATATTAACATTATAAATCTTCCATCCATTTTTCTTATATATATCAGGCAATCTATCATACAGGTCTTCAAGCTCGACAGCGTTTGGCAGATCTCCAGCATATAAGACATATAGATTATTTATCATAATAGGCTCTGGGATATTCATGTCAAAGCTGTGATAAACAACTCCTTTTCCGGTTAGAGCGAAAATGGGATAATAATGACCTCCACCATTATATTTTGCCAAATAAGTTCCAAACAAAGGCATTATACTATGGGTATCTTGTGGCGGCACAAGATCTTTATCAGCGCCGCTGCCTCCAAAGAATCTTCTATATTTTCCATTTGAATTTAAATCAATTGTAGTAAATGGCTCATTTGTCATAGCATTATTGATGATGTCTTTAGCTCTCTCAAGATCCGCAGACCCCTCCGAGCCCTCGGCAGCACTCGCCGCCTCCTCTAGGTTGCCTACAATTTCATTAAGATTTTCTCTTATATACAATGTAGCTTTCTTCATATACTTAGAAGAGGTACATGCGGTTCTGATTAAAAACATTTCATTTTTGAGAGTATTAACACACTCTGCTATATTATCAAAATAAAACTCATAAAAAACTTCAGCATGATTATTCATCATTTCTGCGGTAGCCTCATCAACTCCGATCACTATCTTGTTCAAGTCCTCTCCAGACAGTGCCAAAACCTTATCTGATGTTGATAGGTCAATTCCGATATCATATCCTATGTATTCTCTTGATCTTTGATCTCGCATATAAAAGTTAAAAACATTAACTATCGCATCAGCAAGATAAAGCGCAGATGCAGCTTGCAAAACTCTGCCCATAAACATCTTACCCTTCATGTATGCTATCTTCTTATTTACACCTTCTGTCTTCTGTTTGATGCCGCCCTGATAATACCCCGGATCGACTCCTAAATAATCACTGCCTGCTTCGTCCTTGAGAGCCTTCTGCTTAACCGCGAGCGGATCATACAAAGCTCTGCCAGTATCTTTCTTGCTCAACTCTGGAAGAAAGCTTTCTTTAAACTGCTCTAATAAATTTTTGAAGCTATTTCCGCCATAGTCTATAGAGAGCAGGTGGTCAACAGCTATTGAGCTTCCATCCTCTGTAAGCAAAGTATTTCTATATATACTTAGAATGCTCTGCTTCTCTTCATCTGTTGTTCCCAGGTGATCCGCCGCAGCTTCTATTACAGAGGAAACTATATTTTTTATTATCTTCTCATTAAGAGGTCTTCCTATAGAGCCGAGAAGTCTTACGTCAATATTTTCTAATTCGGGGAAATAGTTTGCCTTAAACTTTGAAAACGCTAATTCGATTATTGATGTTGAATCATCAGAGATAATATCCTCGTCTTCTTCTTCGACATATCTTATAACTAACTCTATCATTCCTCTTGCCGACTGTCCGAGGCTCGGCCTCGCGCTCCTGGTTCCAACAGCCTCTATAAGCTCTGATGTAAACGGAATAGGTTTCCCTGTCAAGGCTCCTCTCACCTCTAGACTTGTAGATAATGTAAGCCAGTCCTGTACTGTTTCTGCAAAGGATTTAAGCATAACACCTATTGGAGTCGTTGCCCTTACAACCCCTTCCATACCCTGGTAGCTGCCTTTGTTGCCCATAAGAGAAGGGCCTTCTACGTCAAACTTTCTCTTCGCAGCTCTGGTGGCAGCATCATTATTTGTTCTCTGCTTGTCCCTTGAGTCTCCGTGCAATGCTTCTTCACTATTGTTTTCAATCTCTATTATAGTATCTATATCGCGGCTCTCAAGATGCCTAGCAGAGCTAAGATCGTATGACTCCTCAGACCCCCAAATATAATTCTTAGGAACAGCTCCAAATCCATAATAAGCATCAGGCGAGCCGGGCGCTTCAAAAATAACTCGATTTACACCAATCTTCCTTCCGACCCAATCTTCATAAGTATATTTTACCCTCTCCTTGCTTCCAAATGTAGCGCTAAGGTCCACAGGAACAATATACTTATATCCTCTTTTGCTCAATAGCCCAAGGGTTCTTTCAAAGTTATCTTGACCTTCGGTTGTCAAAACCCCTGATCTAATAACATCGGCTATCATATATTTAGATCTTCTGGCGTTTCTTAGGTTAATTCCTGTATGAGTTTTTCCGAAATAAACCGAATCTTTAATTGTAAACCTATGCCCATGAGAACACACCAGCTTAATATCTCCCAGCAAGTCCATTCTGTTGAAAGATGCTCCGCGCAAAGAGGTCTCCAAGTTTACTGGAGAAGCCATTGCTAATACCAGAATATTTGATATCTTCTTCAATCTTCCCGAGCCTTCTAACTGTGCAATTGCAACTTCAGGATTAGAAATATTTGATAAAAACGGTTGAATATCACTAATATCAACACCAAGAGATAACAATGTTTCTACCAAGTTTAACACCTTCTCTTCAAGCAATGGCTCATCCCTTGCTTGGCTTAATAAGGTCTTGAAGATATTGGGAAGAGATCCTGTTTCGTTTATATTCCGGCTAAAGGAAGACAGACTGGTCTGCGCACCACAGATCAAATAAGACATAGTTCCCGGAGCAAGTTCAGCTGGTACTCCATCTGAATCAACCGGAGGATATATCTGTGAAGCACCTGCGCCTTCTTGGGTCAGCTTCTCTTCAGATATGGGGCCTGCAATTGGACTTGCAATGTAAGAATATTTTCTTAAGAGCTTTGATACAGCCAGCTTTTCCAATACAGGCTTACTTCTTCCTGCGGTCTCTTCCTCCGACATAAGCGCTACTGCCGCAACAGCTGTAGCTACTTCTTCTGGAGAAATTCTGGATGGACAATTAAAATATTTATTTGAAAATTTCCATCCGCCGCCCCTTCTTCTTGCAAGTTCTGCCAAAAACTCTTCCTTTCTATCTTCGCCTAAAAGACCTTTGTTTATAGCTTCATCTAACTTTAATTCAAATAATTCATCTGAACTAATATCTTCACTGGTAGGCCTGACTGCCTGCAGGCTGGCGGCAGAGACAGCGCCTGCGCCCTCCACAAGAAGAGGCGAAGGGTCCAGGTAAAGACCGCACACAAAATCTGACTTGCCCTTTTCTAGCCTCTGCAAAGAAAGGGGTCTATCGGAAACATTCTTATAATGGCATTTGAATTTAATATTAGAAACCTCACCTGATCTAGAAGGAACCTTTCTAGCCCCCAACTGCTTGAGGGCCCACGCCCTTCGCTTTATCCCATCTATGTGATCCCTTCTGGCGCCAGAATAAACCATCGTTTCAATCTCGTCCCAAGTCATGTCTACTGGTGGATCATCGCTGAGAGTGGCAAGCGTCGGAGGGGGCTTAAATGTCTTTGCCGTTATGCCGTCAGTCTCTAACTTAAGATCAGAGTCTGTAATGACGCTTCCATCGTTTCTAAATAAACTATAAAGATCTGTTTGATATTCAGAATATTCTCTCACACTGACGGGTTCCCGTCTTCCCGCCCCTCTAGGGGTATCCTGCCTCTTCCGCGTGTATATATTCTTTCCACACATCGAGCATGAGGCATAGTTCCAACTAGTAGTTACTACATTAAACTCTCTTTGATATGCCATCTCTTGCAGGTATTTCCTCTTAATAGAGCCTGCTAGGTAATAACAGAAGGAAGATCTAGACCATCCTTCATTATTGTTTTCATCAAAAAACATTTTTATTTTATTTTTTAATTGTCTATGAAAAATGTCTTCAAAAACTTCTTTTAAGCGGCCATCATAGTTTTCTTTAAACTTCTTAGTAACCGTGTATCCAAACTGATGAATATCGCCCTCTACATCTAGAAACACCAAGCCCTTTGCTAAACTAAAAAGTAATTTAAAAACCTCTGAATTCTCATCTCTAATAATTCTTGATAACTCATAGGCCCTGTTAGACACTGGTTCGGATATTTCAAAGCCTTTTTTCTTTAACTCGACAACCATTGCCGTCAAATAGCTATCTCTCTTTTTCACCGCAGCAACAATATCATCCAAGGCATTGGCATAAGCCCTCCTGTGTCTTTCAAACTCATCTATCTTTGAATCTACTTGGTTAGATAAAATATTAGAGAGAGGACCCTTGCTCAGATCAACAGCATTATTCAATGCTTGCAAGCGGCCAATAAGAGTTTCTCTTATTGTATTCATATAGTCGATAGACAGAACAACCCTCGGAGGGTCAAAAGACTCGTCTAGCTCAATGCCCTTTGCAGCGTCTCCAAGTCTATTGAATACTTCATGAAAATTTAAGGCGTTAACTGACTCATCATCTTCCTGCGCCTTTATCAGCCTTGCAAAGTAAGTTGATTCAGTATTTTCTGCCTCAAAAAAGGCCTGCTCTATATTCATATTATTATAAATATTTTGACTCAAGTTGAGCTTATCTAAAATGCGAAACGGCTTTCTCTTTATAGGCCCAGATACTGGCGGAATATTTAAAGATTCATCTTCAGGCACTCCTGTGGGAGGGGCCTCCTCTCCTGACAGGCTAGAAGATATGTTTAAAAACTTACTTTGAATAAACTCTGTAAAGCCATATTCTCTAACGAAGTATTCTACATTCTCGCGAAAAGGGCTAAGACTTTCCAGGTTTAACCTTAACTCTCCAATTGACTCTTCAAGCTTTCTGTCCACAGCAACTAATCCACCAGACTCAAATACTTTTTTCAAAGAGGCCGTCAATTCGTCAATTCGAGATTCGTCTGTCTTCTCTGTAATATCTTCTGCAACAGGCCCATCGCCCTGATCATCATTTTTATCGAATGATTCCCCGTAAAAAGAGAAGTCCAATTCGGGTTGAGCCTGGTCTTCGCCGCCTTCATCCTCATAGCTCTCCTCAAACTGACTCTCTTCTCTGCCGCTAAGTATAGATGAGGCTATCTCTATTGCAGAATTTAAATTAGAATGCAAACCCCCCAGCGCGACAGAAAAGTCATCTAACTGAGCGTCCTCTATACCTAAACCCTTTTTGATTTCATGAATTTTATTAATGTCCATAAACCTATTGTTCCTTGTTATTCCTAGTCTTATTTATCCTATATTCTCTTTCTTTATCTTTTAAAGTAATAGGATCAAAAATATCCTTATAATCATTTTTTATTTTATTTATGACTAACTCTATCCACCTATAAGATTCTTTTATATGTTCAGATTCAGATCTAGTTGTTGAAATAAAAATCTTACTTGATTCAGGGCAAATAAGAATATTTCCTTTATCTATATTGTTTATACTTTTTAAAACATCTATATTTGAAAAATCAACCTCATCAGTAAGCGAAAGATCGCTAATTTCCAAAAGAGATAAAACTTCTCTTAGTAAGAATTTATTATCAATATTTTGATTAAGCATCCATACTGGCTTTGTTGAAATTGTTTTATAATATTTTCCATTTAAATTATAATTAAAAAATTCTTTCTCCATAATGTTGCTTATTGATATTCCATTTTTTGTCCATAGATCTAAATACAATAACTCTATAGACTCGTTACCAGTCCTCTCCATTGGGGTGATTATTCCCAGACCTCTTTTGACAAACTTTTTATTTATTGGAGAATTATTCTTTTTAAAAAAACTTTTATTTTGTTGCAACAACCTTTTGACGCAATAATCCTCTGGATACCTGTCTATCAAGTTTGATAACGGATAAACTGTATGAACAAAATTATTATGACCCAAGGTTCCGTTTACTAGAAGGGGGACTTCATTTATTCCATCATTATAATGCTTAAAAAGCTTGAACCTAACATCTGCAAAGAGATCATCTAAACATCTTCTTGCACCCTCATATGCTTCAAAAGAAACATTTTCAAAATCAATACCATTTTTAATAATCTTTATTTCATTAAAAATAAATCTAGATAAACAATATGTTAAGATCTGAATTCTCGCCCTCTTCTTTGAGAGGTGGACGCCCTCTATCTGAGATAAGGTGTCTAGACCTATAGGCATCTCCTTCTGGCTTATCTTTTTTAATTTAGACTTTATATAATCATCTTGTAACAAATTAACTTCTTTTATTTTAACATCTAAAAGATGTATATATAAATCTTCATAATATTTTATCTTTCTTTTTAAAATCCCAGCTTGTTGATTAGATACTGTTATTGTTTTCGAAACAATATTTTTAGCAAACCTTTTTTCAAACTGTCTTCTGTCTATTTTAAATAAAGATACAGCATTTTTAAGATTCTCAATACTCTTATACTCAAGTTTCTCAAAGGGGTATTCTAAAAAATCTTTCTCAATAGAAATGAGCCTATGAGTGTAACTCTTGTTAGGTCTTTTTTCTAAAACAGAAACTTTATATCTAGAAATATCTTTTTCATTTTTAATATATTTTAAAAAATTATCATTCATTTTTATTTATAAAGTCAGATAATAAATCATTTATTATTTTATATCTTTCAAGCTTCTTAAGCCTCATACTTGCCGCCCATCCAGTGAGACCAACCTCTTTCGCGGCATCTTTTATAGAGTGACCCTCAAGGCACACCATTCTTAATATTATATATGTCTTACTATCAATTATTTCTGCTAGTTTTTCTATTGCAAGTTCTAAGTCAACTCTTTCATATGGCGATCTATTATCAGAATAGATGTTATCAGAATCTGATAAGCAGTGTTCAAACTCAGCATACTCCTCGCCACTCCTTGGGTCCTTTTTCGGCATAGAACTAAAGACAAGTTCTTCTCTTGATTTTCTATAGTTTGGCTTATATTCTTTATCACATGATTCACAGCGATATCTCGTAATAAGGTTATCAGTTTCTAGGCATCTTGTTTTAGAAAAAGAAACAAGCCCTCCGCACTCACAAATTTCTGCCTCTACTTTTTCATATAAGCTATAAGCATCATTTGATAACTTATTAACACTTTTTATTTTTGAAACTAATTTGTTTCTAAGGTGAGTATGCAAGAAGGTGCTAAGCTTAACCTGCTTGTTCGGATCAAAAGCATTAACCCCTTCTATGATTATCAATGACAGTTCCTGCTTTATATCCTCAAAGTTATATCCTGGCATATAAGTCTTTGACGCCCACTTGCATAAGAGTGGATCAATCCTCTGAAGAACCCTGGTGTATCCCTCTTTCGTTTGCTTACTTATGTAAACTTCTTCATCATACATTTTAACAATGCCTTCAAAATTATCTTTCATTATCATCCCCTATTCTGCCCAAGCATCTTGGCATATTGGTTTATAGTCGCACCACCTGCAAAGTATTGATGGCTTCTTGACCCATGTTGCGTCCGAATCAATAAAGCCTGCTTTTTTAGTAATTAATTTTTTACAATTATCTAAATCATTTAATCTAAAAGTATAGTCATAAGACTTACAGTCATGCTTCAACATTATATATGACCCATGAATAATTTCTGCATCCTTATATACTCTTCTTAAGGCCTCGGAATATACAAGCAACTGAAACTCTGTTAAGTATTTTGCATTCTTGCTCGTCTTGTAATCAACAACTCTATATTCTTTTGGACCCACCCTATCTACCCGATCTATGAATCCTCTGACTAACGTATCTTTGTTTATTTTAAAGTTAAATGGCAGCTCGACGCCTATAACTTCCGGCACGCCATCCGATCTAATCTTGTCCAAATAGACTTGCATTATGTCCCTCAGACAAAGAAGCCCCGGCACATCTCCGTTGGGAGTCCATACGGGTTCTTCTAAAGATTGAATATCAAATTTCTTAACGGACTTTTTAAAGCACTCTTTCATCAAGATTGAATATTGATTTTCTTGAATATTTTTGGATAATAGCTCTTTGTGAAAAAGCTCTAAAACCAAATGGGCACAAGACCCAAACTCTGTAAATCCCCATTTATTCTTGGGAACATCAGGCTTTTCTATGTACCTATAATGATATTTTTTCGGACACTTTGCGTAGGTATCCATTGATGACACTGATAATTTTAACAAAACAAACTCCTTAGGACGGTATTAAAATAGCTGACTTAACGCTCTGTCTTGGATCCATCTAAAGACAAAGCGATTACCTGTAGCGCTAGACCCTATGCTTAGAACCTTCTTGTCTATTTTTTGAACTGACTTTATCCACCTAGACTCCAGGCTTTCCCAATAATAAGAAATCCACAAGCCCTTGTCTGGAGCCCAGAAACTTCTCACATAGTTGCCGGTTATAATCGGCTCTTTTTCCCCAAGCCTTTCGTTATAAAATTTACTAACTGGGTCAAAAGTATTATAGGGCCGATTAACTATTTTGACAACCTGATTTTCAAAAGCCTCATCGGTAGAGCCGTCGATTATAATAAACTTTGCAGAAGGATCAAATTCAGAATTATTATTAGGGGTTGACTGAATAGGCTCTGTATTTTGAGGCGCTTTTTTAGCAAAGTTAACAAAGGATACAGATGTCTTTTGAGGGTCTAGCATTACCCCTCCAGAGTCTACTCTGGAGGCTTTTATCTCTAAATCAGAAAAATCAATAGAAGTCTCTTGAGTGGCATCCCCATCTAAGTTCATAGACATACTGTCAACTATGTCTGCGCCATATGGAACCAACACAATACCTTCGCTCCCGATGTGTCGTGGTCTATCTAAGTTTGTTGAGTCTGTGCTGTATTCTGCGTCAAGGACAGAGGATGAGTCATCAGAGGATATAGCAATTGCCTTGATCGTTACAGAAGAACCACTGGTTGGTAAATATACATTTCCAACTGCAATTACAGAGTCCTCATCAGGGGTTGAGCCGTCTAATGTGTAATAAATCGTAGAAGGCTTATTGGATGAAAATGTTATATATTTTGGAAATCCAGATATATACTCTTCTCCGCTTTCCTCTAAAGTTAAAACAATCATATTTACCTCGCAGCTTATTTAATAAAATTAGCATACTATCTAGTAGTAAACTCAAGCTCACTCTCTCCGTTTATCTTTGTAATATTTATTACATTATCAAACTTCTCTTTTAAAGACTCATCATGTGTGATGACCAATATCTTATATCTATCTTCTAATGATTTAATTACATTTACAAACAATGTCTCTACCCCAAACCTGTCTAACGGGGAGTTTACTTCGTCCATAAGCAAAAATTCTAAAGACGACCCGCCGTACCTGCTGGAGATATCGCTTAAGGCAATTCTAAGAGCTAATGATATTCTGAACTTTTCTCCTCCACTAAGAGATTTGAAGTTTTGCACATGCCCGTCTTTTCTAACCTTCAGATCTAATGTTTCAATAATAGAAGATCCGTCAGCTCCCAACCTTTGGGTCTCCAAAACAATAACTGCTGGTTCATTACAGATTGATACGAGAATATTGTTTGCTGATTTTTCAAGATCCTCAATTACGCTGTCCAGAAGAATAGTTTGTATTCCACCTTTCCCGAATATTTTCGATAACTTGTCGAATAGGGATGCTTTTTCGAGCTTTTTAGATACAGATTTCTTATTAGCTCTCATCTTTGTCTCCTGCTCTTCTAACAGAGATACTCGTTCAATTAATCTTCCGATCCTTTTATCCTCCTCTGACACGCGCCTAACAACATCATCCTTCTCTTCTACAAATCCTTTTATCTTTCTTCTTAAAGACTGAAAATCTTCATTCTTAATAGATTCTAATATATCTATATTTGTTTTTAATTTAAATTCAACATCTTTAAGGGAAGTTTTCGCCTGATCAAGCAAATCTTCTGATTCTTTTGTCGAAGATGTGATTAAATCTAACTTGTATGTTAACGATTTAATATTTAAATTAAAAATGCTTAAATCATCATTATCTTTTTTTATAGATATCCACTTATTTATTTCTTTCTCTAATAATAAAACCTCTTTATTTGCACCACTTACTTGGGAGGCATAGTAAGCAACTTTATTATCATGCTCACCCTTTAATCTTTTAAAGAGTTTATTATCAATTGATTGATTACAAATATAGCATTCATCAGAAGAGATGTTCATTCCCTTTAAAGTTTCAGACAACTCTTCTGAAGAAGCCTTTGTTGATTTAAAGTGCATAAGCTGTGTCCTAAGATCTTCGGTCTTTCCATCTGGAACCTCTATTGTCTCTCTGTCTTTAATCTTATGAACAAATGACTCAATCTTTTTGCCTATCTTATCCTTCTCCTCCTTATGTTCGTCTATAGCTTCTGAGGATAGCTTTATCTTCTCTTCGCACCCTGCCTTATCCTTCTTTAATAACTTTATTTGATCAATAACTTTATCATATGCATCTGTATCTAATGACTTTTTTATAACTATATATTTTTTATTCAAAGAATCTATCTGAGTAAATAAAGTTTCTTTCTGCGAAACAAGGGCTCTTGATTTAAGTCTAGACTCTTTTATGTCAACCTTCGCCTCGCTCAACCTTTCAACTACAGAGTCATACTCTTCTACAGATTTCTTTAAAATTTTACATTCCATATTTAAATCTCTAGCCTTTTTCTTGGATGACTTCTCATAATCGTCCCAGCGAGATATGTCTACTATGGATTTTAGTATTTCTTTTTTCTTAGACGGCTCTGACTCTGCAAACTCAGATATATCATTCTGCCTAAAATAAACTGAATTTATAAAAGTTTTATTATCTAACTTTATAGTTGATTCTATCTTTTCGTTTGTATCTCCAGAGGTAGAGCAAGATATATCCTGCCAGTCACCGGCTTTGTCTAAAGCGAAAAATTCAACCACTGATGTTGAGTTGATTCTGTTGCGAGTTCTTTTGACCATATAAACTGAGTCTCCATGGTTAAACTCTAGCTCAACAGCGCAAGTGGCCTCTCCCCATCTTATTATATCATCCATCATAGCAACTCTAGATCTGTTAAATAAGCACCACAAAATGCCTTCAAAGATTGCGCTCTTACCAGAACCATTTGACTTTCTGTAATCGCCTTCTGTATTTCCTATAAGGAGGGCTGAATCAAACTTTGAAAAATCTACTTCACTATCCTTATGAGAAAAGAAATTATTCATCTTAAGCTTAGTTGGTATCATGTTTCTCCCATTATTATTTTAGCCTCTTTTAATAAGGCTTTTTTATACTCACTTTCCATGTCCTGATATTCAACAAATGCTTTAAACATTGAAAAGTCATCCTTGTTATTTAGTATAGAACTATCTCGGACAAGCCTCTTTGTTATAGCTTCTATAGAAATTCTTGAAACATGAAAAGCCCCCATGCTGTACAAGTCCGATTCAATCGAGGCCTTGTCTATGGCGGGAAGAACCTTTTCATCTATTAAGATCTTTAGCCTTACAATCTTATTCTTTAGATCAAACCCCTTCAGGATTGAGCCCAAAGAGTCAGTTACATCTGAGAAGCCTATCCCCGAAAGGTTGACCGACTCATCTAGTAAATCTCTGGTTGGTATTTTGCAAAATTTCGCCTTCTTATTTGTTATGTTATAATCAACAAAATATTTATCTGTATTTGCATCTCCAAAGTTTGTTCGCTCCATAGAGCCTGTATACACGCATACAGGCGCATGCTTGCGCAGAACCCTAAACTGATGCAAGTGCCCCATCATAGCTATATCACAGCCTTCAAAGGCTGATGGGCTAGCCATAATCTCTGAGCCGCCATAATCTGTATAGCTTCCTTCATAAAAAAAGTTATGTCCAATTGCCAAAATAGGATCCTTGTTCGAGGATGACTCTATCAGCTCTCTCATGTGGGAGTCATAACCTTTAGACTGCTCTGCAGAGGTTGCTCCGTCATACATCTTCCTGTCCCGATAGGGAGCAAGAAGAAGGTTAACTTTTTCGTTTTTCGCATTACAAATATGTACCAACTCTGGCTCAAGCAGCATTCTAACATTGGGGTATTCTATAGCAGAAAGAGATGTTATAGAGCTTGTAAAGCTCGATCCACTCTTTTTGTAATCATGATTGCCCATTATAACAAAGGTTGCTATATTTGCATTTGACAATCTTTTGAGCGCCTTATCTACAATCCTCATATGATCAATACTTGGATCCCTATACTCAAAGATATCCCCCGTTTGAACAAAAATATCTGCCTTTGTATCTATCGCATGGTCAATTATGTAGTTAAAGGTTTTTTCATAATCATCGATCCTGGTGTTTCCACCATTACCATTAGACCTTCCTAACCCAAAAACAGCACCAAAATGTGTATCTCCACAAACAATTATTCTCATTTGTCTAAATACCTCCTATATATAGCTCCTCTTATTTTCTTAAGAAGTGCTTTAGCTTTATTTACATCGTGTCTATCAGTCTCATCTATATACTCATCTGCTTTACTCATAAGTCCTTCTATCCACTTTATGTCATCAGGGTGTTGCTTTTGAGCATCTCTAAAACAAGTAGAGATTTGTAAAAGCTGTGGAAAATTTACAGACTTTCTATGCTTCGTAATTTTGCCAATTTTAGTTGGATCAACAAATTCTGATAGATCATATATTGCCGTAGAGAAATCCACGCCTTTACTTAGGATATAAAAGTCAATAACATTATTGGAAGCGCCGCACCCAAAACAATAAAAATTATTATTCACATCATCAATATACAAAGACCCGGTTCTTTCAGAGCCATTCTTATGCTCCCTAGAGGGGCATCTACATCTGTGTGTAAAATTACCACTGCTTATTTGCTCTAAAGATATTGAAAACTTATCAGCTAGGGTGGTTATTGTTACAGTTTTTACAATCTCTTCTTTTGAATATCTAATCAAGATAACAGCCTATTCCAAAATGATCTCTTTTTAGCTATTGGTTTTATAATATTTAATTCTCTTTGAATGTCGCCTATATATGGCGCTCGAAACAGCTTTGGTTTCGACAATGTCCCGTCCAAATACAAGCCCGTCCCAACATCTGTTATCTTCTCTGCTCCACGTTGATCTAGAATAACTCTACTATCAACTGCAGACGCAACTTTTAACGCAATTCTTCCAGAGAAGTTAGCCTTAACTAGGCCAGATATTACTCTGCAAGAAGGTCTTTGTGTTGCCAATATTATCGATACACCTGCAGCTCGCCCTTTTTGGGCAACCAAACATAAGGATTTCTGAACCTCTTTGTTCTGTAACACTATGTCCGCCCATTCATCTACAATTATTACAACCGGGCGCATCCTGCTTTTTGATGTAACTCTTTTGTTATATTCAACAGCATTTCTGCATCCATGTTTTTGCAGCTGAGAAAATCTTGCCTCCATGATTGTTCTGACCTCTTCTATAAGAAGCTCTGCGTCATCTGCTGAATTAACTATTGACTTAACAGAGGAGAAGCCAGCATAAACCCCGAACTCTACCATCTTAGGGTCTATCAGGTACAGTAATGCGTCTGAACCTATCAGGGACAAAACAAAGCTATGAAGAAGCACGCTCTTCCCAGAGCCTGTTGTTCCTCCGACCAAAAGGTTTGGCAAGACATTTAGATCTATAGACACAAACTCCCCAAGAGAGTCTACTCCTAAGGCGACAGGTGCGTAATAACTTTTTGGAAAAGAATTATAAACCTGTTGAAAAGTAGGCGACCTTATCTCCTCTCTTTGCATCTCTAGTCTGTAGATCCCATCCTTCATAATTGGGAATCCACTAGGATGAGCATGAGACGACATAGCCATCCCTATATCGACCAAAACCCTATCGAGCCTTGAAGACCTTACGCCACTGGCGAGCTTCACGTCATATATATCAAAAAACCTCTTCTCCTCTAACTTAACAGAGTCGGCCTTTATTCCAAACGACTTAAGCAGTCCAAAGAGTTTTTCTTCCTTCTTTGGCTCAAATATCTCTATTATTTCGCTCGTTTTCATTAATGCTCCTTATTTCAGACAACAAGTCCTGCAGGGCCTCGCGGCGTCCTACCATACCAGTATAGACACCGTTGGAGCCTGGAGCAACAGAATATTTCTTAGATTGATCTTCCAGATATCTTATATCTTTATTGGTTTCTGATATTCGATCTAAAATAAGATTTATAACCTTATTCTTAAATGTCATCTTGCCTTCTGATTTTTCTTAAGCCTATTTATTTCCAGCCTTAAGTCTCTCAATTCTACTTCTAGTTTTACATTGTCATCGCTTAACTTCAAACAAGACCTAAGGGCCAAAACTATTAATCCAAAAATTCCCTCTCCAGGGTTTACTCCATCTAATTCATCCGCAGACACAAGTAGCCTGTTGAGAGTAGATACCACATTGTTGTGATAAGCTGGAGTTTGATTATCGGGGTGAGTCTTGTCTGCTAACAATTTCTTAAAATCATTGAAAGCATTTTCTATATTATTTTTCTCGTGCTTTTTAGAATCCATATACTTATTGTTGCTCGGAAGCTTCACATCGCTCATTATAATCCTCTTTTGAAGTTAACATAATATACAGGCCGCATCTTCTGTGCATCTTTAAAAACCCCTGTATTCTATGCAGCCCGTCTTCGTCTATAATACTAAATTGCCGGTATAAAAAATTAACAATATTAATGCATTTATTGTAATCGTAACAAGGCGCGACAAGCAATCCACAGGCATTGTCTAAAAAATTAGCAACCTTATCTTGATCCCCTGAATCTAACATTGATAGGTCAACTATTGGGTTTAAAGCAGAACTGCAGTATTTAAAGCTGCTTGCATCTGTAAACCCATTACATCCCAATAAAATATAAGCATTCATTTAAAACCTTGTTTTCAACTAGGGAAGTTGGGGAACGGAAATTGGCAGCCCTGGCTGAGTGTATACGAAGATCCAGCAAATAAACTTATCGACTCCCCCTGAAGAATCTTCAATTGTCAACTGCATCTTATAAGATCCTACCCGGTCTGGTCGGAATTTTAATATGGGGCTTCTATTTTCGACCGGGAAAACATACATACCATTATACCAGACAGGCGCACCAACCCCTGATATTGTAGGGTTATCAGTTCCTACGTATGGTTCGTACACGGAGCCTGCTGGGACTTGCGTAAATTTCCAATTGTATGTTAATTCAAAGCTAAGATCTTGCCAATCATAGTCGCCTCCAGTATCCTCTGCATCGGATGACTTACCTCCCCATAAGAATATATAATCATTCTTTCCAATGGTTGTATTATAAAAGTCTTCAGCATTAGGGGGCAACTCGGCTTCAGAGAAATCAAAGCCCATGTTCGGAACGTCTGGATCACCATCTCCTCCGACGAAGTCATAAGTTGGAACTAAGTCAAAAGCCTGAATCATATCATTATCGGGCAAGAAGGAGTCCAGATCTATCCCCCACCCCTGCCCCTGCTCAGTGGTAACAGATATCTGTGTTACAACCGCAGCTGGAAGGGTGTTTGCTGCAGCTTGAGCAATCTCTACATTTGTCTCATCATAGGCGCTTGCACTGTCATCATCCTGAACCGTTACCCTAATCTTATAAGTTCCAGATATGGTTGCTATAAAGCTAGATTCCGAAACAGAATTGTCAACAAACGAGTATGTATCTACGCCTATTGAGTTACCGCCCCCGTCTGCAGCAGACTCTACGGTCCATAGATAAGACTCTATAGTTCCGTCGTCATCTGATGCTACAGAGGTTAGTGTTATTGTGCTATCTGTAAACAAATCACCTGCCACACTGGTGATAGAAACGGAGGGGCCTACATTTGCAGCAGCCATTGTAAACATTACATCATCATTTTTATAAAACTCTCCATCATAGACTCTTGCTCTAACCTTGTAAGTTCCGGCCATATCTGTGGTGAACGTAGTTTGAAAGGCCTCCACTTGAGTGTCGCCTGAGAAGCTACCACCGCTATCAGTTAACTGTGGGTTTGAACCTACTGGGTACCCAGCCTCATCTGATGGCAAATACCAGTTATAAGAAACCAAGAAACCATCTGTATCGCTTGCATCTGCATGAACAACGATGTTCTCTCCTACCTCATAAACATTTCCGTCATTAAGCGTTACCGTAACATCCGGTGCTTGATTCGCTTCAGATACCGTGGTATCGACAGTATCCTGCAAACTATATTCCTTGCTATCACTTACAATTAACCTAACGGTATAGTCGCCAGAAGCGTCCGGAGTAAATGATGGAGTTTCGCTATTTGGCGAATTCACGTCGGTAAGATTAGATTGAGCAGGCTTGCTTACAAAGCTCCACTCATAAGTAAGGGTGTCTTCATTATCGTTATCATAACTAGAAGAGCCATCCAAACTCACGGCCTGCCCAACTGTGCCAGAGGCATCTCCTGTTGCTACAGCTACGGGTCTGTGATTAACTGTTAGAGAGGCATAAACAGGATCGCTATCTAGATTTCCATCATTAACTATAAGTCTAAAAGTATGCGTTCCTCCGCCTGGAGAGCCAATCGGCACTTTGTCATTTGAACTCTCTAGAAGAGTATTGTATGATCCATCGACTTGCTCGCTGAAAGAATAAGTTACAATAGAATCTCCGTTTGGATCGCTACTTCCCTCTCCGTTTAAGTATATTGAGTCAGCGCTTAAAGAGTTAGAAATGGGGGTTGAGTACGGCTCTGCGCTGCTTACATACAAAGCAGCAACAGGCTTCTGGTTTACAGCATTTATATTAACAACTCTAGATACAGTATCTGCTGACAGACCCATAGAGTCCGTTACGTTGTAATTAATTATATATTGTCCAACCGAATCCATATTCACGATATCTCCGGAAACCACAATGTCTGCAGATATATCTCCGTCTATATCATCATAAGCGGTTGCTCCATCATCTGTATATATATCTAGACTTCCGGCATCTAGCTCAAGCGGCGAAGAACCAATCAGTGTAATTACCGGTTTCTGATTCGCAACCACATCAAAGGTTAAAAACACCTCTGGGCTGTCTACAGATCCGTCATTAACTTTTAACCCAACAGTCAGCGTAGAGCCTGCAACTTCTGTTGTATCAATCTCAAAATTTACAACATCAGGGCCTGGCATGATTATTACGCCTCCATCTACAGTTCCAGACCATATATATGTCAATGGATCTATATCCATATCATATGAGTTTGATCCATCTATAGTTACAACGGTTCCTGCCAAAATCGTATCCCCACCTGTAACCTGAACTGTGGGCTCATTATCCCCACCCGAGTACTCCCCTGCTATTTCCGCTACAGGCGGGCTGTTATCGTTGGCCTGCTCCTGTTGCTCAAACGGATGATAGTGAGAAATTATAATCCATTGATTAATCTGAGAACCCTCTTGCTTTAAGCAAGATATATGAACGGTATGTTTCGGGCCTAATGTGAATGAGTTATCAAACTGATCTCCATCCAAAGTATCGTTCGCATTGTCCGAGCTTATTTGAATAGAGATAAAGTTTTCATTTTCGACATCTTTACTAAAGTTCTTTATCCAAAAATGGTCACCATTATCCCACGAACCTCCCTCCCCTGCTGACGGCGGAACGCTTGGCAGAACCACTTTACCTGAGCCATTCCATGGGCCTTTAATAATAATGATTCCGCCTGAATCATTTTTGTCAAAAACAACATCTGTCGGGCCGCCGTCTATAGCCGGGGGAGGCCAGACCTTACTGCTTGGTTGAGGCGACATGTTACCAGCAGTAGGGTCGACATATACATCTCCTAAATTCGGATCCCACACCATCACTATGCCCTCTCCATAGGAGAGATCATTTATCCTTAATGGCGGAACTTCATACTGCTTTATATGCAATCTTCTTACTGGCTCGCCGTCGTTGACTGCTCCGATTCCAGTAAAGCCATTGCTAGAAATCTTTATAACAGGCTCCGGCCCGGTGACTCCATCATTAACAAAAATATTAAGCTGACCTTTGCTATCGGCCAGATCGCCCTCATGAGATGCCTGCAAGCTTGCAAGCGCAGCTTCATTTCCACTGCTATCTGTTCCCTCAAAAGAAAGCACCGTCTTTCTTCCGCCACCTGCATTCTCTGGATCTGTATTTAATATAGAGACTACCGGATCACTAGGGGTTTTGTTATAATAGAACCCATCATCTCCTCCGAATGATCCGGAGTCATTAAACTGAATGTTTGTATTGTTCCCACCGGGGACGGCTATTGCGGTGGATGTTATCGTGATACTATCAGCGCCTGCATTCCCACTTAAGTCTATTCCGTCTCCGGCTATCAAGGTTAACGTATCTGATGTATCATCGGCCACTATTGGGCCGCCAGACGATGTGCCTGTCCCCGTCTTTGTTAGGGTTATATCATCAAAAACATTTTGATCTGATCCAATGGTAGAGTCTACTTTAAACTCATTTGTTCCAGAGTCCCATACGACAACCGTACCTGATCCTGCTATCATGTTTTCAACTATAACAGGTGGATTTGCACCATCTCCTGTTATATGTAAAAACGTAGTTGGAGAGGTTTCGTTTATTCCAACATTACCTTCGTTGTTTATAACCATTCTTTGCAACAAGTCAGTCGTTGTATTCTCTGTTGTCCAAAAGGATAAATCAGATGGACGTGATGTGCCGGAGGCCGGAACCCCATCTACTGACGAGAATATTCCGGCCCAAAGATCATTGCCAGATCCATCGTATCCATAAAACTGAACTGACCCCAAAAAGTCACCGGGAGCAGCAGATGCAATATTGTCTGATGGATCAAGTCTTGCCTTTTCAAAGATAAAGCTTGGTCCATCTACGTCATCATTATGTTGAGAAAGAGTAATCGTTCCCTCTCCAGATGCTTTTGACGACACATGAAACAACGAGTCAGGCTTAACCGTTCCTATTCCAACTCGGCCTGTATCTCCGGCTATGAACATATTATGGTTCATTTGTTCAAAAGTATATGTAGAACCCCAGGCCGGGGTGCTTGCGAACAATATGCCTCTGCCTGCCCCTTCATAGCTCCAGATGACAGTTGCATCCTCGCTGCCTCCAGATCCATACTGTCCCGCTCCAATTCCAAAGTTACTATCATTTAAAACTATTCTTGAATTACTATCAAGACTATCGTCCCAGCCTCCTCTAACTCTTAACTGCTTAGCATCTTCTGGATGACCTATGTCCAAAGAGTAACTAGGGCTATCTTCGCCTATTCCAACTCTTCCGTTTTCATAGTCATATATAAATCCAGAGTCCCCGCCGAATTCGCCGTCTTTATTGTATTGAACATGTGTGTCGTCACCACCTATTGTCATAGAAAGGTCTAAGTAATAACATCTTTCTCCGCCTTCCTCTGTATACTCGGGTATTGCGAATGGTTCCGCATATTCCGATGGCCTTCCATATATACTCTCTGGATAACACTGTATGTTGCTGAACTGAACAGCGGGAATTGATCCGTCGTGTCCTCCAAGGTTTTCGTGTGCTAAATGGCCCCGGACGTGGGCCCCTGAAGTTAACAGCACCTTTGATGCATGACCATCTGCATGTGTTCCGTCGTGAACATGCCCATAGATAACGGGATCATATTCGTCCACAATAGTATTATAACCATACTCTCCACCATACAAGGCGTTCATAACATCTGCAGTAATCACGGTTACTGCTGATGTATATCTGGTCAGTTTTGTATCACTATCCGATGCCATTACATAAAGCCTCTATAATATAGTCTGCACTCTACGAACTCCGCCCTTACAGATAAGGACGATGCCGTCCAAGTGCCTGGGTTTGAAGTATTCTTCACCCAAATTGCCATTGGAGAAAGAGCTATAGCGGCGCCTGGAGCAACCTCATGTACTGGTACTGCAAAATCATGTGTAAACCTTACCTGAAAATCAGCAGCAGCAGTATTAGATATGGTTGCTGCACTAGAGTTATGGTTGACAAAGATGGGGCCTGCTCCATAATGCATCACATTCAAGACGCCATCGTGGCCGACAGATATGCCGCCCTTGTAATCAAATGATATAAAATGATGTACATTTGCTGCGCCAGCCTCAGTAAAACTCAAAACACAATGCAAATTAAAGCTATAAACAGAATTCTCTCTTGGCTGAAACATAACGCTGTTGCCATCAAAGTATGCAACATATTCTCCGAAATTCGGAGAGCTTGCTGGATCTACAATATGAGGTTCCAAATACCGCCAATGTCCAAAGGCATTTAAAATAAATGATTGAGCACCACCTGTTTCTCCGACGAGGGTGTTCCCCCCATAAACTCCAGGCGTCCCAATAGCTGGATTTGGAGCATAGGTTTGAAGATATGTATCTCCCAATACATCAAAGTTTCCAGAGGATAAAGAGTCCTGCCCAAAAGTATAAGAGCAGCTTTCAAGGCCAGCTGCTGAAGCATGACTTGTTTTCGTTCCTCCATAAGATTTAACTATATTTTTTGATCCATAAGGGATGCTCGACCATGTGGCGAGGTTTGTAATAAGATTATCTTCTCCAGATAAAATGGTAGAAAAGTGAGACTGCTCATCTATCTTGTTGGAACTTCCTCCTAATATCGAAGTATAATGAGAATTGTTTATTTCATTGCCAGTGCTTCCACCTGCAATAGTATATGGCGGAAGGGGGTTTCCCAGCGGATCTATCTGCGTTCCACCGCCGCCTATTATAGAGCCATGACAGCTATCTATTTTGTTTTTATAGCCACCAATAATTGTTGACGTGGCTGTTGTAGTAGATGAAAAGGCGCCTGAGGCAGAAGAGATCTCATTATTAGAGCCGCCAATTATCGAGGAGGTCTGTCCTGCAGTTATAATTTTATTTTCGTGTCCGTTTAAAATTGTACAAAATAAGGCCTCTGAGCCAGGGTTTTGTTTCACTTCTATTAGATTGCTTAACCCAGAGAAAATTGCACAATAGTCTATAACGAGACCGCCTGCAGTTGCTAAAACATTAGTATCACCAACTCCAATCATTGAGTTTCTTATAACAGAGCCAACAGGCTGGCTTGCAATGATATCATTTTGCGTACCACCTAATATGTAACAGGATTCAACCGACCCTTCTACTGCGCCTATGCCATTTTGTAAGCCGCCTATTATAAAGTTAAATTCTCCAACAGGATTGCCGCTTGTATCAAGCCCGCCTACAACACGGTTCTTCTTCCCGCCAAATATTCCAGAAACAGGAGATGGGGTTGGCGGAGCTGTGAGTAGGCCGCTATAAGTAGTTATGTACTCAACACCTATAGCGTTTCCCTCTCCGGCAGCTCCGCCTCCTCCGGCGATTATAGAGAACTGAGAGTTGCCAGTTATATCATTATTATTTCCACCGACGATAACGGAACTGTCGCTACTTACTTCGTTGTTATCACCGCCGCAAATAACCGAATAACTCCCCTGCGCATCATTCGACCGGCCACCGCCGACGAAAGAGCCTGGGGATGATGCAGAGTTTCTGTCGGCAAGATTCGCCCCGCCGCCACCGGATACAACAGAGTAATCTCCAAGGGCACTATTGTTTGCTCCACCACCTACGGTCGAGCCTCCGCCTGATGCCGTGTTATCAATGCCTCCACCAATAACCGATCCTGCGTCTGTTATAGTGTTGCCTGTGCCGCCTCCAATGAAAGAGGATAATGCACCAGAAATATAATTACCATCAGCCTCGGCCACTCCCCCTCCTCCAGCTATCGCAGAAAAGGATGATGCCGCGTCTATCTTGTTGTGCTGACCGCCAGAAAGAGTAGATAGACCCGATAGGTCTATAGTGTTATTATTGCCACCGCCGATACAAGATCCTGATGATCCGTTGTCTATTACGTTTGTGCTGCCACCGCTAATAGCTGCCTCGATTGATGCATTATCTATGGTATTTGTTGTGCCGCCCCCGATGGTGGAATGGGTTGAGCCATTATCTATTTTATTATCACCGCCTCCCGAAACGACAGAGTGTGTTGTCGATGCCACTTCGCTTGTATCAATTATCTTATTTTGAAAGCCCCCGCCGATGATAGAATAAACCGATCCACTATCTATCTTGTTTACAAATCCACCACCAATCGTAGCGGATAATGATCCATTGTCTATTATGTTTGTTGTGCCTCCACCAATGGTGGAGTCGGTTGACATATTGTCTATTTCATTTTGCTGACCACCACCAATGGTGGAGTTGCTTGCCTCTGCCTTGTTTGAGTCACCGCCGGAGACTGTTGACTCTATCCCAGATGCCTCATTGTTTTCGCCTCCACCAACAGCTGATTTGTTTCCAGATGCTTTAGTATTTTTTCCAAAGGCTACAGAGTAGTTTCCTCGGTTAGCGTTGTCCCACTTGGTCCCCTCAACCCCGCCTGCTCTAAAGGCTCCTTTTGATTTATCAAATAAAAATCTATTATCTCCAGCCCCCAAGAGATCTAAATCTTCAAGAGATTCTGATCCAAAGACAAAGTCATATCCATTAGGTTCTGCGTCTTCCCAAATATCTGCTATATCAGCACACGCACTTCCGTCCCAATGCTGCTTGCGTTGCCTTATAAGTTTATTTTCAGCCCCCGACAGTAGGCCTCTATCACCTGCGGGGTCCTGTACTTCTCTAAATATAAAGTCTGACCTAATAGATCTCAGGTCAAGGTAGTAACGTATCTCACCGCCTATTTCTTCGTACTCTGGGATGACATCGTCTTGGTAGATAGAGTCAAAAACATTGTTCTTCATCACCGCATCATCACCTAGGTTGTCATGAACCAGGACCCCTCTTATATGGTAAGGCTCTGACAGGCTTACTGGAGAGGCGTGACCATCAATGTGTTCGCCATCATGCACGTGTCCGTGCGCGAGTGGGTGGTACGTGTCTTTCGACGCCACTTCGCTTGTACCGTATAATCCTCCAAATAAAGAGTTTGCTAATTCGGCAGTAACAACTGTAACTGAGGATTCAAATTTTGTAAGCTTGCCATCGCTATCCGTAGCCATTATAATCCTTTATTTTAAATTCTTAAAATGCTTTTTAATTTTGTCACTTACTTTAAACTTAACAGACTTATAAGGCTTTAGCACCATTTCCTCTTGTGTCTTTGGGTTTCTAACAGGTCGAGCTGCGTGTGTATATAAATAATACTTTCCAAACCCAACTATTGACACTTCTCCGTCTTCTTCTAATGATTCCACTATTGTATCGATCAGTCCATCTATGACCTGCAAAGCCTCCTTCTGAGACAGAAGCGTCTTCGCTGCAACCTTTTTAGCCAAATCTTTTTTATTTACCATATTTATCACCCTTCAACGCAAGCGTATGCGCGCATATAACGATATAATCTCAAATATTAATAGTAGCCTATATTATATCATCATCATCAAATGATCCTATGTATTTCTTGGACTTTTGATGATCTGCGTTTAACTCCTCTTCTTTATCAATATAATACCTATATACCCTAGCTACATCGCCCTCATCAAGGCCGTCCACAACAATGCCATAGTTCTCATACATCTTGTTGACTTTGCTCTTTATTCTTTCTACATCTTCTGCTTTAAGCACCTTTGACGACACAGCTCCTCCGCTACAATCTATCAAACACTATCAGTCTTTTTGACTATATGTCTGCATACCTCTATCATATCCTCTTTTGACATCTTTAGCTTAAGTGCATTTACGCAATAAGCGCACCATACAACATTTCCTTTTACGTATCCCAAGCCTGGAACCACGCAATCTAAAGACATCTTAAAAGGATCATGTGTTCGATCCTTATTCTTTTTAACAATATTTAGCCTTATATCAGAATAGAAACACTTTCCATCCTGTTCTTCAAATAAAGCCACTATATACTCTTTTGTTAATTCAAAAGGTATATCCCTTTTCTTTGCTCTGTTTCTGGCATTTTGAACAGCCCTTCCAAACATAATGCTTGGATAGTTTAAACATTTTTGTCTCCAGTTAACAATGGTCATATATTTACTCCAAAGGTTTATTAAATACATTAATCATAATCTTCTCACCATTCTTTGCGCCAGCCGCCTTTGCAACCGTTCTTATGGCGCTAGCAATTCTTCCTTGTTTGCCAATGACCTTTCCAACATCATCTTTGCCAACCTTTACCTCATAAAGCGTACCTTCTTTATCTGTCTCTGCCTCTTCTATGCTTACCGACTCTACATCATCAACGATGCTAGTAACCATGGTTCTTAATAGTGATTCAATATTTGTACTCATTTCATTTCTCCTCTACCTTAATAGATTTCTCTCCCTCTTCTTCTTTCTTTGGAATTACGATTTCAAGTAATCCATTTCTCATAGAAGCTGTTGCGCCTACAAGATTAAAAGAGGGATTTATAAAATACTTTGTTTTAAAATTTCTTCTAGCAATTCCACGAACAATCATGCCCTGCTGAACCCCAAGGTTTGGAGTCTTGATTGGATACTCATCATCTATCGTATCAGATGTTTTAGTATCGCCAAATGCTTCTAACTTAGATCCAAGGCCATTTATATAAAGTTCATTATTTTTAACAACAATATCAACGTCTCCCGGCGAGTATCCTGCTAATGCAAAGGCCATATGAAAGCCGGTATCATCGCACCACTGGTCGCACCTTGGAAACTTGCCAGCAGAAGCCGTCTTTTTATTCGATGACACATCTCTAAAGAATTCATCATCTGACCACAGTAGGTCTATGATTCTTCCAGGTATAGATATTCTATTCAACAATTCTTTCATCTTCTTCTCCATCCTCTTCTAACATTGAATCAAAGTATACTCCTACTGCAAAAAAGGATTCTACAATATTCGAAATACTCCAGCTAAACAAACTAGATATAGCCGCTCCCCACACAGGATTTACTCCAGTCAAAAGTGCAGCCACCAGCCCAACCCAAAAACCAGAACACATAGTACAATTAATTAACTTCCCCAAAGAAGTAGACTTTGAAGAAACAAAATCTCTAACTGGCTCTAAAACCGAACTTAATACAAGGATTACTGTAAGACCAGCACATCCGAATGTAAAAAGGAACAAATCAACCATACTCATATATTACTCCGACTAAATTATATATACTTAAAAATCATATTAATATCAATTAAATATTAAACACAACCCGGCGCGAATTCTTGTGAAGCTTTTGCCCAGAAGGGTTCGTCCGACCTTAATCGCGGGTTGTTCTCTCTCTATGGGCATCAACCGTGATTGGCCATAGATTTGACACAATATCCAAACAAGCTTTAGCCACCACCTGAATCTCCTTCTGCGCTCCTTCATGAAGCCTTAGGTCAACAAACTTTAATAAGTTGTTTAGATTTACTGTTCCATAATATTCTGTATACATATTCTGGGGCAAAACGCCTCTAGCTTGTTCTCTACAGACCCCTGCACCAACAAGTCTATTATAAAGCGATAAACTTATTTCACTATGCTTTTGCACCGCGTCAGACGCAACGCAAGCTGCGTAATCAACCCTTGGATATGACACCAAAGGATTAACCATCTGGTCTGCGTTGCTAGCTTGCCTATTAGATTCGTGTTGAGTTCTGAACATCTGTGGGCTATAAAACCTTATGTCAAAGTCTGTATATCTTCTTGAGATTTCATTATATGACCAAGTCCTATGACGATGGTGTTGACTTCTTACAAAGAGAGGAACACAAAAGCGAAAGGTAACAACATTATGTTCTAAGGTAGAGGTATGCTTGTGGTTTACTAGGTACTTAATAAGCCTTTTATCTTTATGGTCTAACTCTTGTTTTGTTCTCCCAAAGCTTACACGAGCACTGTTCACTACGGTCAAGTCAGAACCCATATAGTCAACGAGTTCTACTTGCCCTATTCCGTCCCCATAAAGATCAATACCGTCAGCCATCATCGGGTCCTCTGCATACCGTCAGCAATTGCTTATCTGTATCAAAGACTCGATTGGCTGCCTCAAGAACATCTTGCCTTGTTACGGCATCAATCTTTTTCATATACTCATCTATTTCCGGTATGTTAAACAGCCTTCTTTTGGTTTCCCAATAAGCAATGCTATAGCTATCTTCCATAGCTGCATAAAAAGATGATCTTATCTTATTCTTCGCTCTCTGTACTTCTTCCTCGGTAGGCATATATGTTTTAATCACTTCCAGCTCCTTGTCAACAGTATCAAGTGCTTCTGCTATATTATCCTCTCTTGTGGAGAATTCTATCATGGTCAATCCGCCTGTCTGCCAATCAGTATAATTTGCAGATATGCCATACACCAAGCCTAGCTTCTCTCTCACCTCTGTAAACAGCCTACAATCCATTCCCCTGCCAAGGATAGTCATAAGTATCTGGATTGCACCATCCCACTTTGAACCCATGCTGTCAGCGGGCATACCCAGCCAAACATAGGCGTGCTCAAGACCTCCCTTAAAAAGCTCTATGTATCTAGAGTCTAAATAGTTTGAATCATCAAACTTATAAGATCTTTTTATTTTCCCATTTTGCTTTCCAAAATATTTATTTAAAAGATTTTTTATATCTTTCTTTTTCAAGATACTACAGACTGAGACTATAGCATCCTTTCTTTGGCAAAATTGAGAATGGAACCTTTTAACTTCATCGTTTGTAAACTTTGAAATACTATCTTGTGTTCCAAGCACAGGTAGTGCTAAATAATTATCAAAGAATTCGTCTGAAAACTGTCTCCATATATACATTGATGGATCATCATTTGAAGAAACCTCTTCCTCTTTAACGACTTCTCTTTCCTTTAGGAACTCATCCTCTGGAAATATAGGATTGAAAACCATATCAGAAAGAATCTCCATACATGGCTCTAGGTTTTCATAGGGGACACTTATATAATAAGCAACAGTTTCGTGCGAAGTAAAAGCATTTGAGTGCCCGCCAAGAAATGCTATCTCCCTTTGTATCTGTACACTATTTCTTTTCTCTGTGCCCTTAAATAAAGAATGTTCAAGCATATGAGCAATACCAGAATTATACTCTCCGGTTAACTCAGACCTTGCACCTGCATCAAAAGCAACTATTATAGTTGCAAGTCTACTATGTGTTTTAGATATTACATGAATCACAAATCAGCTCCTTAAGGATAAAAAAAGGGTGGAGACTTTATGTCTCCACCCTTATATACTACCGATTTTTTTGTTCAATAACTACTTTCTTTCCATAAGGAAACTCTACGCCCCTATCCTGATCACAGACAGCCCATAAAACTCTCGTCTTTGGCTTGGACGGAAATGGCGCATATCCATCTGTGAACACTACCAGTCCGTCATATCTTAGCTCGTCTGCTAACTCAATGACAGGAGAGAAGCACGTTCCTCCGCGACCCACAATATCAATCTTTGCTGCCTTCTTGCTAAAAGGTTTAGGGTCGTCATAGATCTGAGTATCGAACTGGATGAAGTCCACTTTTACATGATCAATCATTCCATTTAATTCAGTAGCAAAGTATTCCAACTGTTCATCAGACACCGAACCAGACGTATCAAAGGCTACCAACAGCTTGCTTGTATAGTTCCTTTTAGTCCCAGGGGAAGTGATGCCATACCTCCTATTGGGGCGCATACGGGTAGACTTACGGCCCATCATAATCAGCTTGTTAATAAACCATCTAACTTCCTTTTTCCAGTTAACGATTGGCTTATTAGCTGCAATAATCTGTGCCGCAAGGTTTCCGGCAATATTGCCCCAACCCTTCTTCTCTTGCTCTTTAATTGCCTTTTCTGCAATATTTCTAATCTTTTCTTCTACAATATCATCATCAAACTCATCCCACATAGAGTGGTCGTCAACAGTATCTCCCTTGCCTTCAACAAGGGTATCAAAGTCTCCACCTCTATCCTCTGCTTCTTTCTTTAGCTTTTCATAGTACCATTCGGACGATTCATTACTAGGAAGGTCAAACAGATGTGGGTACAAAGCCCCCTCTGGAAGCCCCTCAATATGACAGTTAATAGCGCAATCAGCAGCAATATTGTATCCGCGAGGATTATATGCAAAATGTTTTGCGCGTGTCAAGTGATGAAGCAATATATGAAGTGCCTCATGCTTTAAGACGCTTCTCAACTCTGTTGAAGATAGCTTTGCAATAAAATCTGGATTGTAATACAAAGCAAGGTCAACGCGGCGAATAACACCAACCGCAAGAGTTGGAACCTTAGTGGTTTCCTTTTTGTTTAGATGAAGAAAAACCTCTCCATATAAAGGCTGAAAAGTTACCAGCTTTGAAATAGCCGACTCTAGCCTGTTTTTGATTTGTGTATTAGCCATGCGTTAGTCTCCTATAAAAGATAGACACCTGATTACCCTGTGCCTGACCCGTGGGGATGAAGTTATGAAGAAAGGTAAATCTTCTTCAAGTGTTCGCGGAAGTCTTCATCATTCTGCCATTCCATCACAATCTTCTTACTCTTTTGTCCGCCCAACAGAGCGACCCAAGCCTGCGATGCAACATCGTTTGGAAGCATCATAAAGAACTCTCTCAAATTCTTTCTTTGCTTTTCTTTGGTCTTGGTCAAAGACCGTTCATTAACCTCTGCAACAACAGAGCGTGACAAAGCGGCGACAACCTCAATATCATTACAAGCCGCCTCTACCTTGTCCTTGACCTTCTCAAAGTCATCAAGAATGTCACTTGGACGAAGGTGTGAGAATTCATTAGTAAGAAACTTCTGAAACATCACAGCAATCTCTCTCCCTACCCAACCCTTTGTGACTTGAGTAAGCATACCATCATCTGTGCGAGAATCTAAGCCCATACCGATAAGAGTGTCGCTAAAAGCAACCCAACTTCTGCGAGAGGGATAAATCCGACCTGCCTCAAGGTTTCCAATAGGAGGGTCTAACAGGTTTTGATTGCGGTTAATAAACTCAACAACGGCTTCATGCACATCTGTTTCACGCGCCCAGTCCATCCACTCAAGCGCAGAGGGGTCAAAGTCGATGTGAAACCATCTATCGTGCAAAGCGGGGTCCAACTCAACTACATCGTAGTCATCATCGGAATTAACCGCAGCAACAACCCGCCAACCGGAGGGCAAGTCTTCTCCGTCTAAACGACGGTCCAAGCAGATCTCAAACACTGCTTGCAAAACATCCTTTGAAGCCCTGTTTAGCTCATCAAAGAATAGGATTCCACAACTATCTGGGTCGCGAGGCCACCATTCCTGCTTAAGAAAGCGAGTAATCCCCTCCTTAGAATCCAGTAGCGGCATACCCTTAATGTCGCCTACCTCACACTGAGAAAGCCGAACGTCCCAAAAGCCACAAGGCTTTCCAGACTCTTCTGCAATCTCATCTGCAACTTGACGAACAACTGACGACTTACCCACTCCATGCTTTGCATGTAACATGATGGACTTATCCATCGGCATTGTTTTCAAAATTTCTTTAGTTTGATCAATATTCACTTTTGTCTCCTTTCAGCAAGAACAATGGTATGGAGAAACCTCCACAGGTTATTGTATTCGATGTAAAAACAGATTTTAAAAAACTATTATCCATCATCATTTTGTAATTCAGCGCCCCCTTCTGGCAGGTCAGATATTGCAGTCTTTATCCCTGACAGCCTATCTCTAAAGTCTTTTAAGGAGCCGACCAAATCCTGTAGTGTATTTGGGTCTATATCATTAGACTCTGCTATATTGCCCTCAATCTGTGACGGCATAAACGCAGCAAGAGTATCCTTAATAGAATTCAGACCGTCTGTGCCAAAAAGACTATTTTCATCTGAAAGAAGGCTATCTGCAAAACCAGTAGCTTCTTCAAACTTATCTTCTATATTAGTCAGCCTATCTTCAATTGAAGATAACTTTTCTAAAACTTCATTTTCAAACAAATTATTTGCCATGTTTATACTCCTATTGTTTCGTTCCAAAGGCGTGAGACTCTTCTATCGCAGAAGAGGTTAGCCTTATGAATAAAGAATTCTCTCTAAGTTCAGTTATACTTCTTGCATTAGCATAAGTCATAGCAGACCTAAGGCCTCCACAAAACTCTTCTAATATATAGTATGCTTTTCCTTTCAGAGGGACATGTGCAGAAACTCCTTCGGCACAAGTGCCGGGTCTTAATCCGCCTCTCCTATCATCCTGGACCTCTTTAGAGGCCATGCCTCTATATACCTTCATTCTTTTCCCGTTTATGGTAACAATCTCGCCTGGAGACTCCAAAGTGCCTGCGAAGATTCTTCCTGCAATTACCGCATCTGCGCCAGCTGCAAGACTCTTAACTAAATCCGCTGGATACTTAATGCCTCCGTCTGCAATTATTGATACATTTTTATAATTAAAATTAGATTCCTTTGTTTTGCGACAGTCTATTACAGAGGCCAAAGTTGGAACTCCAAAGCCTGTCATGATACGTGTTTTGCAAATAGAACCGCCGCCTATTCCCACTCTAACTGCATTGGCTCCAGAGTCAGCAAGAAAAGCAAAACCTTCTCCGGTTGCAACATTCCCAGCTAAGATTTGCAATGAGTCATCAGACATGTTTCTGACCCAATCAATCATTTCCCTCATATGCTCTGAGTGACCGTTGGCAATGTCAATCGCCACCCAATCCAATAAGCTTCCATACTCATCATACAAGTATTTAAATCTTTCACGCTCTGGCCTGCCAACTCCAATAGCAGGTACAACGGGGGCTTTTGAACAAGTGGGGTTACCCTCGCTCTTTCTATTAAACTCAATTATCTTCATAACTTCATCTGACTGCTCCTTCACAGACATAAATCTATGAAGCACCCCCATAGCCCCTCGACTCCCGATAGATATAGCCATATCCGAGCCTGTAACAGTATCCATCGGTGAAGAAATAATAGGCATTTCCAATGTTGTGTCGCTACCTATAGTGGCCTGTATATTAGGGTCTAATCTTGACTTTATCGTTGAGTACCTTGGGACAAGCATAACATCATCGAAGGATGGAGGCTCTCCTGATTCATTCAATGTTAATGATGTGTAAATCTTCATGGTGCCCTCACTTCATAATAAGCTTGAAAAGTCCTTGCAAAATGTTCTGGAGATCCCTTCCAATGAGGCCTAAGACACATTCTGTCATACCAATAATGAGTCATTTCGTGAACCAGAATCACGTTTTCTCTATGACCCACCCAATCTGTAACCAAGATGGTTGAGTTGTTTTTGATCTCTTTAGTGGCGGTGTAATAGCCGTAGATACGGTCATTTTTGCCCCTTATAACATCAGTTGACCAAGGCGCTTCCTCAAAGCGATCTCTGTCGTCCATGATAGTTGGCGTTACCACAAACATATTCAAATTATAATTACGCCTACAGTCAGCAGTCGGCATATCATATTGCGCCAGAAAACTCTTAAAGACAGGCCATGAGTGTTGAATCCAACCCTTTATATTTTCTGGGCTGTGTGATTTGTAGAGGGCCGAAGGAATCTGCCCATTACTTGTTTGGTATGAAATAGATAAATCAATAACTTTATCACCCAAACTCAAACTCTCATCGAGCCTTTCCACTGTTGATAAATCTTCAATAAAAGCTGGCCTGTATGGAGCTGCGTAAGCAACCATCGGAATCATACAACATAATATTGTAATGCTAATTATTTCTTTCTTTATCCCTTTTAAATCTTCTATCATCATCGTACCCCTTGGATTGACCCAACACCTCTATCCTAAGACATGAGTTCATTTTTAATGTTTCTACATGCTCTAAGGGTACTCTATTATGAATATGAACAGCTTTAGTTTCAGTATTAGTTACTCGAATTTTTAACATAACATTATTACGATTTACCATTTTAATTCCTGTTCTATTCGGCCTCTATCATATCTTGCAATCTTCTTGAAAGGTAATAATGTTTTGAGGCAGAAGGCATAAGCCAAGGTAGATTGTCCTTAGAGAGACAGTCCAGCAAGTTAGAAACAACTTCCCGATCAGTACAGTCTACAAATAACATAGCCTTCCTTTCTACTTTGGCAACTTTTTCTTGTAGAAAAGCTGCTGTTGCCAAAGATTCTTTTGTATTATCCCTTTCAAATTTTCGAATTCTATGTTTTTGGTCTGCAATATAGCCAGACAGCTTGCTTGTCGCCAACCTCTTGATATTTTTTGGGCTTGACTTTGCAATCTTCTTTAAAAGAGAATCTGAAACTGCCTCGTTGTCAAAGGCATTATCAAGAATGTTTATCTTAATGTTAACAGATCCCTTCTCCCTCTTTACCTTGCTCCAGAGATAGTCAAAGAAAGCTTCATCCGTAGAGGATGATAGCCCGGCTTGTCTCCAGATGGTAAACAAATTTTCTTTTTCAGAGTCTAAAGCAAACTTGCACATCTTATCTAGATAATCATAAAGCGGGTCAACAACCGGCAAGAGTCTAACTTTCAGTCTATTATCTTCTAGAGATTCGTTATCTTCAATGTTACTATAAACCCTTTTTACAACATCTGTACAAAAGTCTTTTGATAAAGACTTTATTCTAGTATGCTTACTTGCTACATTGTGAACTACATTCAATAGCTCATTCCTAGTGTCTGGATAGTTATCCCAAATGTATCCAAATGTAACATCAGAAATAATCTTTTCAGCATCAGAGGTTCGCCAGTAACAGTCTATATCGCTCACAGCATGTGGTATTGCAAACTTCAAAACTGTACTAATGAAATCATCAGCCAAATCAAACTTGTTATTAAAAGCCACTTTCTTCAATATTTTTTCAGACACAATGTCTCCTACCTTCCAGAGTTAATTCTTTCTTCAATTCTTTGAGAAACCCAACTATTTTTTACATTTCTATTAGCTACAAGCATAGGAAGGTAGTCAAGAGGGATCTTGTTAATCAAAAGACTAAATGGGCCACGCGCAATCTCTTTTGTCAAAGTCTTTAATTTGTCATAATAATATGGCGCTCTAGCAATTCCTTCATACCTAATGTCTGCAATACTATCGCCAAGCATTTCATCTAAACACTCAACAGGACCAAGCCTATTATAGTAGACCTTTCTAATCTTAGAACTCTTATGGCCCTTTAAAGCTCTTAGTACCTTAATGCTACAGAAGCTTGCCGCAAGAGCCTGACTATCCCCGCTCCCGCTTTTAGCCACCGCGTCTATAGACGAAATATCTTTATATATGCCATTGGTAATAACCAAGCATTTAACCAAATCTATCTCAGATTTCTTAAGAGCCTTGTCGCCAACCTCTACATGGTGAGGTAGCAGGTATTCCAAGATCCTAGTCGCAACCCAATCAACCCTCCCATATCTTCCAGAGGAATTATAAAATGCTTCATTAAAAATAGCACTTTCTAGACATAGTCTTTCAAAGTCTTTTTTCTTTACATCTTGTGCAAGCTTTTCAAGCTTTGGGCGAAATTCATTCCACGCAAGTCCCCTAATACTCTTGATCTCTTCAATCAAATGCTTAAGGCTTTTGCTCTTATTCTCTTGAGCCATCAGTTACTCCGGTAATTAGTGTGGACAAATCAGTTATTCTAAAGCCAGAAGCGTTCTTATGACCTCCGCCGCCAAAGGCGGCAGCAATCTTGGAAACGTCCTCACCTTCTTCTGTTGAACGCAGGGAGAATTTATATCCTTCTCCATCGAAGTAATAAGCGGCAGCGAAAGGATTGCCCTCTGCTAAATCAGATGCCATTTCCGATTGGAAGAATGGCGCATTAACAATCGGGACCACAGTGCCTAAAATGTTTTCAGTATAAGAGTTTTCAAGAAGAGATTTAATCAGATTTCTTTTATACTGCAATATCCCTTCCCCCATATTCTTTACACGCTTCCATCTAATGGACTCTGCTGCATCAAGATAGCCATGCAGCATGTCCCAATTCTCAAAAGTTTTTTCAAATGAATCTACGGCAGACAATACTTCTTCTGTATGCTGCATTTCCCACTTCCACAAATCTCTGTCTTCAACATACTTGATCAGAAGAGGAACATTATCATCTGGAAACAAATGATTCCAAGCCAAATAAGCGCCAGAATGATTCATATCAAAATAACAAAACGGTAAGTCTCCACAGGTTTCTTCTGCGGACTTATGGTGATCTAATACAATTAGGCTTTTCGCCTTCTCTTCCATATCAAGCATTATAGCCCTGTCATAAGAAAAGTCAACAATAAATACATCACGATCTTTAACGTCCGGTCCTTCTTCTCCATGAACTACAGGCAAATATTCAGCATTAGCTCCAAACTTTCTCCAGAAAGACCAAGCAGCACCAAATCCATCAGGGCAGTTTGCATGGTATAGAACCATTATTTTTTCTGACATTATCAAATTTCCTTTGGGGAATAAGAGAATCTAACAGACTCCAAGAGTGGCGAAAGCTCTCTTATTCTTTTTTCTATGTAGACGGTCATATCCTCTAAGGTTAGAAATTTAACTAACTTGCCGCCGTGACTCAACTTAAAATGACCCAACCTGTCTATAACATCACACTTGCTTACAACTAAATGTGTGGTTCCAGTTATGTTAACTGCTTTGATTAGCATGTCTAAGTTGAGCCAATTCACCTTTCTTCGCCTTCCCGTCGTTACTCCAAACTCTTCCCCCAAGTCTGCAAGCAACTTTAGCACAGGGTCTTCTAAAAGTCTTGCTGGAAATCTAGGATCTTCGCCACTCTTTGTGTCATATATCTTTGCAGCGCCCCAAACCTTATTAATCTTTTGAGCAGGAAACCCAATGCTGCAAGCCCCATAAGGTAAGGTTACACTGGAAGTAACATACGGGTAAAGACCTTGATCAATGTCTAGCCAAACTCCTTGAGCGCCTTCGCATAACAAGTTTCCGCTTAAAACTTCGTCCCAGATAAACTCACCCTCTAATACCTCAACAGCTATCGAGCCAATCCTTGCAGCTTTATCTGCATAACAAGGCCCGATGCCTTTCCCCGTTGTTCCTAACCTTTTAGACAAATGCGTCTTGTCATAAGCTATGTGCTTATCCGTTATAATATGACAGTTTGGAGCAACCTTGATTAGAGAGGTGTCAAAGCCGTTGTCTGATAAGTAGTCAAGCTCTTTATAAAAAGACTCTGGATGCAGAACACAGCCGGGGCCAATCAATGATTGGACTCCATAAAAAATACCAGATGGAATAAGATGCGTTTTATACTTCTTGTCATCCACATACACTGTGTGTCCTGCGTTGTTTCCGCCGCCCCATCTTGCAACCATATCATAAAAAAGAAGTCCATCTGCTCCGATACATGAGGCTAACTCGCTGGTTATCTTACCCTTTGCTTCATCGCCCCATGCCAACCCAACTACAATATCTGCCCTGTTAATCATTACTTTCCTCTTCGATTTCTATTAGAATATTTAGAACCTTCTTAATTTTACTAGGTCGATTGAGAAAAGTAATGCCCTCTTTATGAGCAGACACCTTTGCTGTAAATGTAATGGTTTCTCCTACGCTAAAGTCATAAGCTTTTGATGTTTTGAAATACCACTTCCACCCCCTATCGTCAACACAGATAATGGCTGGCATAGGATATGCAGAGTCCATGTTTGCTTTCGCAACCTTATAAACTGCAAGAGGGCCGAGGTCTATCCTTGTTCCGACTTCAACCTCTGGCTCATCTAACATGACAGCCTTAGCAATCGAGTCTGCCCATCCGTTAAGAGAGTTGATCCACTTGTCTGTCAGCCTATGAGGTCTTTCCATAATCACCGAAATACTAGATTTAAGAAAGTCATTGCCGGGACTCTCTTGAAGCTTTACTGCAAGCAGCGGGATCACCATAGGGTTTAGTTTATCTAAATTTTCCCTAACCCTTTCGGCTAAGTCTATCGACGTTTTACGCTTTTTCTTTGTGCTATGCTTAGGATTCTTCTTTTTCTTTTTATTATCACTAAATATATTTATCACAAGAAAACCCCATACCTATACAGGATGGGGTATTCGATGGAAGAACCGATTTAATTTTTTTAATATAATTAAATACTATTTTTTCTTAAGGCGTTTATCCTTCTTTTTCTGACCTCATTACCCATAGATACCAAAACATGATCATTAGCCCGCGCTGCCCGGGTCAGATCTCTTAAATCTTCTGCGCGATCAGCTTGCCCCAAAAGGGGTGTAAGAAGACTCTGCAAACCCCTTCTTGCCTTATCTCTTTTCTCAACGCCCTTTGCTCTGTGTGAATCAGTATTAAATACCCCACCCCTTGTAGCCTGTTGCTGGCCAGAGAATAGAGCCTCTAAGAGATGCCCTCCGGACTTTGAGGAGTCGCGATTAGTCAGGGTTGGATACTCTGCTCCTAATGCGCTTATAATAGCCTTTCTCTCAGAGCCTTCTAAATACCCCACATTATATGGAGCGATCTGCCCAGGCCAACCGTCTCTTGATGCTATTGGGGCTATAGTGTAAGAGTTGTCTGGTAGTTTTTCTTTTGCATTTGCAGCAGGGTAACTAGTCTTAAACCAAACCGATGCATCTGACTTCTTAAACCAAATGTCTCCAGCAATAACATAATCATTTCTGTTGATCTCTCCACCATCACCTGTTGCGGCTCCAGCCAGCTGTCTGCGCCGACCTCTTCTTCCGCCACCATCTCTCATAAGTCTTTTAAGCTTAATGCCATAATAAGGATCATCTGCTGCATCTTCAAAATAAGCTTCTTCAACGTGTGCTTTGAACTGATCGCTCAATAGAGTGTCTCTTAAGCCGTCATCTGCTGGGACTATAGGCGGGTCTTCGCCATCCCTTCTTGTTCTTCCTACGCTTCCGACTGCTCTAAGCAATCTGTTTCTTGCTGCTAATGGTAAGTTGTGTACTTCATCTCCACCAAGAGCTTTTCCCATAGGTGCTTGAAGATAGGCTTTCAGTGGAAGCTCTTGATCTTCAGACCCAGGGCTTAGACTGCCACCTCTTTGCTCTGTGCCTTCTCCTTCTGGCTTATTTTCTCTGCCTGTTCTAGATCTCTTATACTTTTCTCCAACAGCCTTCCAAGCACTCCACATGTAACCATTGGACCAACTTGCGGAAGAAGAGCCTTTATCAAGGCCGTCTGTTCTCTTGGAGTTGTCAGCTACAATCTGTGCATTTACCGCTTCAAGATTTCCCGAAGAATGAACCCAATCTCTAAAGTCATTACCTGTGTCTCTATTCTTGATATATTGCCCTGTATAGTCTGCCATACGACTACCTCCAGAGCCTCCTCCAGAGCCTCCTACAGAGCCTCCTCCAGAGCCTTTTCCAGAGCCTTTTCCAGAGCCTCCTACGGCGCCGCCTTTCTCTTTCTTTTTTAATTCTTGAAGCAATACCAAGTTAGCATCGGCCTTTTTGTCATATATCTTACCACCGCTTAGCCATGCTATACCACTCTCACCCGATGAAAGCCCCTTGTTTGAATCAAAAGCACCAACGAAAGAGTTGTTTAAATCGCCAGGTTTATAAGAATCAATGCTAAAAGCTTTCCACGCTGTTTCTAGGGCAGAATGTATAGCCGAAACCTGAGTAGAGGTTAGCCCGCAGGGTACGAGTGGAGCTGCCGATGGGTTACACTGGTGGAGTCCCCCAGACGCGCTGGTCTCAAGCCTCGTCTTCACCCGGGTCAGAAGGTGAGAGATATAAGCATCAAACAATGCTTTTGCACCATGTGTATCTGCTGCAGTTTCTGCATCTGGACCTAGGCTCATCGGGGGCTTGGTTATTACGTCAGTTGCAGCTGTTACGGCAGAAACCCAATCTGCTTTTTCGGAACTCAAAGGATCTGGGGCAAAGCCTCCTGCTGCCAACCTTATTATTGCGCCAGCCTGTTCGTTATAGCCAGAAAGCCTTAAGGCTTTAGCAAGCTTGGTTAATTCTCTTTGTTCTGTGTTCATAGTGGCTCCTACCCTTTTCCTTCTTCTTCTTAATCTGCCGGTCTCTAAGAAACTAAAAAAGTTATCTGTCTCAGTTTTAAACGAAATATTAATAGGTTTCTTTCGCTGCCTTCTGTTGATATTTGACGGAGGCTTATCCTCCTCAACATCTATAACTGATGGTCCACCGAAACCTGTGGTGTGGGATGTTTGAAAATCTTGTTGTTCATAGCTAGATCTTGGTCTATAGCCCTGTGCTCCGGGAGGACTTCCTCCGGGAATATCTGTTAACCCCAAGGCTTTCTTTTGCATCTTTGCAAGTTTTGCTTTTCTTGTCAAGCTTTTGCACGGGATTTCGTCGTCGTCAACATAATTAAAGTTTAACTCTTCAGGATGAGACGGGGTTCTAAGAACATCATTTGGCCGCTCCTTAAGAACGGGGCCAGTCTCATGGTAACTTATTAGATCTAGAAGAGAAAGCTCTTCTTTCTCTTCCTCCATATTACCTCCTTACGGATGGTATGTCTTGAACGCTAAATAATTGTGAAAGCTTTTCTGCTGTCTTTTCTATTCTATAACCTTGATACTCTGCATCTGAAAGTAACCCGTCCTCTGAAAGTAACCCGTCGAGTGCTTCAGCTACTTCGGCTTCAGCATTGGGGTCTCTCAGCCAGGTTTCGAGATAGTTAAACATGCTTTCTACCGCAGCACCTTTGTCTGTAACATCTGGTAATTCGTTAACAGCTGATAATAATATCTCTCTTGCCTTTGCGTTTCGTTTTTCAGGACTATTGTGAGGCAAAGTTACTTTGCCAATCGCCTTCCGTTGGGTCCACACCTGTCCTCTGCGAATATTATTTGCAGCAGTTCTAAAAGCTCTTTGGTTCTCTGCTTTTAAGCTGCGAGTCAATGCTTCACCGTCTGGCGCTGCTGTGGCGGCTGCGGCTGCTGTTTCATCTGCCTCTTCTGCTGGGGCTTGACTTCTTGCAATAGCCTTCTCTGCATCAGTCTGATGAGAATCTCTAGACGCTGTTTCTCTTGCCTGTTGAGCGTCCTCACCCCACGGGTTTCCAGCCGGATCTGTCTCGTCTGCAAGAGGCTCTCTAGCCTGAAAAACTATAGAGCCAGGGCCTTCGTCTTTAACATTGTCTGTATGACTGTTTAGGTTTTTCACCATCTGATCCCAATTTAATGGCGCTTTATCCGGATTGCCCTCAAACTGTCGTTTTGCATATCTCTTTGCATAAGTAGCAGTAAACTTAGATGGTGTGCCTGACATACCTGGAGAATAGAGCCAAACTTCATTAGGCCCTTTTACTAACCAATCCCTGTTGCCATATCCCTTGAGAACAAAGTCCCATTTTCCATTGGCTGCAACCAATTGCTCTGAATAAGTATCTGCATAACCCTGGCCTGCTTCATGAAAGTTCTCTGCGGTCATTGTTGGTGCGGACCCTGTACCTGCATTAGGATCTGTTGTTGCTGCTGCTGCATTAGGATCTGTTGCTGCATTAGGATCTGTTGCTGCATTAGGATCTGTTGCTGCATTAGGATCTGTTGCTGTTGCTGCATTAGGATCTGCTGCTGCATTAGGATCTGCTGCTGCATTAGGATCTGCTGCTGCATTAGGATCTGCTGCTGCATTAGGATCTGTTGCTGCATTAGGATCTGTTGCTGCTGCTGCATTAGGATCTGTTGCTGCTGCTGCATTAGGATCTGTTGCCGAATCATCATCATCGGTTGCCGAATCATCATCATCGGTAGTCTGAGCCATCTTTACAATGGAATCAACTTGATCTGCAAGTTTTAAGTAACCTTTATCATCTAAATGGTTTGCCAGCCCAATGAGGCTTTCTTGAAGTGTTTTTTGCATTTTATTTATCCTTATATCCTTATATTATCTACGGTAGAAAGACCCTGGGGTTCCCGAGCTTAACTCGCCCGCCATTAACTCTGCTAACTTATTAATCTTATCTTGAGTAGTTTGACCTGCTGCTAAATAATCATCTGAGTCATCAACAAGGTCTGGAGAGCCAGTAGTATTGGTCATATTTGGCTGTTCAGCGCCACTCGCTCTCTCCTTTTGTGCGACCCATTCTCTAGCACTACTAAGCTCTTGCATTAATGCCCTATGGTCTCCACTAAAAAACATTCCTTCCCACTGTTCAATGCCAGCCGCCTTTGAATCACCAGTACTTACAATCTGATAACAATCTTTCGTGCCCAGGCTGTGGTCCTTTTTGTCTTTAAAACACTTGTGCCCCAGCGAAAACACAATGCCAGTCGGACCAGTTATGCAGCCTTCTGCGCCACAATCTTCTGCCACCTCATTTGCAGGTTTCTCTCCGACCTCTAAATCTATCAGTGCCGGTGGTTGCTCTTCCCAAGGAAGCTCTTGCGCAGCTTTGATGATGGAGTCAAGTCTGTCTGCCAAATCTTTATGCCCAATTTGATCTAAATGATTAGCTAGTTTAATTATGTCTTTGGTCATTTTAAGTTCTCCCTTAGAGTTCAGTTTGATAATACTATCATTACCAATATTTTTATTAGTAGTAGAATGTGCAAAAATCGGATTAAAAGACCTTTCTTTTGATTCTGCCACAGGCTCTCCTCCTGCAAATCCTCTATCGGGATCATAGTCTTCTATATGAGCTAACTCATGAACCAAAGTCTTAGCTATATTAGATACAATTTCCTGAAAATTCGGATCTGTTTCGTCCATCTGATTTATTCCGGTTAGCAGGTCAGATGGTATCTCCTTTTCCATATTTGTAACAACCAAATTAACTGTATCGAGGTTGCCATCATCATCTGAATCCTCTGTTGATACATACCCCTTTGCCATAGAATCTGCCCCGGCAGGAGTCGCTTGATGAAAGACGAGCCTCTGAGGGGCGTCTATAAGACCTCTCACCTCCGGAGGAAGGTTCGTAATCTTTCTTATACCAGAAAGAACTTTGGGCCACCAAGGAGGTTGAGCTACTTTCGTAATCATATTCTATTCCTTCTTAATAATAGATTTTATTATCAATTACTTTCTCAAACATATTATACAATTCTTCTGCTTCTTTATTTAGTTCATATTTAATTAACATACTATAAAGAGGGATTGCTTTATCCATACCAATCTTTTTGAGCCCAAATTCTTCTATAATTTCAGCAAGCCTTAGTCGCGCAACTTCCGATTGAACTTTGTTTAACCGCCTCTTGCTTACCCCAGCGCCCTTCAACTCTCCCCTGTACTTGCCAATAAGCCTCAAGAGATCTCCGGCAGTATCAACGCGATCTATCTCTTCTGACGACACCTCTACTCCATACTCATCAAACAGTTTTAGCACAGGCATTATCTGATCCCGACTAAGCTGTATGTCTCGCTTGTCTTGTTCTGAGCGACGAGCCTCTCTAGTCTCATCCTGTCTTCTCTGTATTATAGCTCTATTCTGAGAAGGCAGTAACGAGTAATCATACCCATGAGTCTTTCTTATTGGAAGCATTTCTTTTACTTTTGCAATGCTTTCATCTGTTGCAGAAATTTTAAAAACATTTAAATCTAAAATTTTATCAGAAGTTGCCCCCAAAGCATTAGGGATATCAACATATATCTTCTTTCTTTTATGCCTATTTTGTATAGATCCGCCGCCATCTTTTAAGAGATATATAAACTCTTTATCCATCCTTTGAGCTGTCTTCATTGCGTTTATAACAATTAAATATGGATAGTTTTGCGATATAATATCAATATGTTTTTTTGCATCCTTCTGATCTTCTTCTGAATAGTTTTCGTTTAAGGCATAAAGACCTGCGGGAATAAGCCCCAAGTCATCAAGTGCTGTTCTAATCTTCTTAGACCTTGCTCTGTATACAACCCCCGCGTCTTGTTGGGCCTTTATCTTTTTGTCCTCGGTTGAATCCCAATTGCTAATAATTTCCTCAAAAACTTTAACCCTATCTTTATATGAGTTAAACTCTTGATCAGACATTATGTGTAAAATGCCTCCATTCATACTATCTCGCACCTTGAGACTTACCAGAGGCTCTTTAGCCTCTTCTCTTTCGCTTGGCTTAATATTTCCTTTTAAATCAAGAAAAACTCCAGCACCTTCTTCGTCATAATTTAATTCAAACCTAGCTCCAGTCTCCTTATCTTTGTAAGAAATAGAACTATATGTCTTCTTGGTTGGAGGCATCCTGTTAAAGATCCTATCTAATACAACTGGATAATCTGATTGTATCTGCTCAATAAGTAATTTATCCTCTGGGAAAGAGATAAGAGCCCAAGCAGTTGTGAAGCCAGAGCTTCCTAAATTTACATGCATCACAAAGTCTGCAGCACTAACATGATTTTTATTTATATCATACATAATAGTATTAGGATCAATATTATCATGCGTTAACTCATATCTGGGTATGTTGTTTTCACTTAGCTCTGCCGGTCTCTGCTGGTCTTGATAGCCAGAATATTTAATCCTAGAACCTGAAGTGACCTCTACTTCGATATCATTATGTGAATTACTGTATATTTCTTTTGCATCATCTATATTTATAATCTTCTCAAGCCTTTTTATAGAATTTCTAAAAGGCTCGGGAATTAATGCATACCTATATCCTCTGGTGTAATTGTCATAAAAATGGTCAAAGTATGTAACGCTATCCTTGGCATCTATAACTGCCTCCAACGCTCTTCTGTCCATTCTGTCTGAAACACCCTTATCCAAATGTCTATTTACCTTGTAGCTATTTTTTATATAACACTTATAATGTTTATCCATATTTTCGTCAATTACTTTTGCAATCTTTTTCCCAAAAAACTCTTTTTGTTGATCTGATTCCATATAATACAAAGAACCAATGATCTTCTCGCAAACATCTTCATCCATTCTTGACATTAAGTTTTCAAATATATTAATAGCAGTCGCCATATCTGGGTCTGAGTGACCAATAATACTTCTAAATAAAACCTCCAAACTATCCGAACTAATATTATCTAATGCCTCTCTGTCCATAACTGCTTCGTTGAGTATTCCGTCGAAGGTATCAAAGGAAACAACTACCCCCGTATCTATCTCAACAGTTCCGTCTGCTTTGGCTCTATCGAAAAGGCTTATAAAATCACCAGTGTCAACAAGCAGCAAGCCTCTAAGGGCCTCCTTTAAGAATTCATCTTTTTGTCCTTGATCCTTGTCGAGATCGTGCAATCGAATTCCATCTGGCGCTCTATACCAACTAGATATGCCTAAAAATTTCTTTGGCATTTTATTTACAACTAATCTAATTACTTTATCAAAAATTTCTGGAAATTTTATATTCAAGTCTTTAGAAAAGAATGTTCTTAAAATCTTCTCTTCCATGTACTCAGCGTCAACAAAGCCAAGAGAGCCTGACGATGCTCCTTCGATAATGTGATCTACCATACTTCTCTCATACCTTGGAAGGTATCTATCTATATCCAGTTCATACAGTCTATGCAAATCGCTTCTTGCTACAGCCGCCTTAATCTCCTCAACATATAGCTCTGTTCGCTTTCCTCCAGTTGGAGATACTCTGTCTGATTTGACAAAAAGCTTATTTAATCTCTCCAATATGCCTTGATCAAGCATCCCTTCAAATGTGTTCAAAAGTACTTCGATCATCGCTTCTTTGTTATATATATAATTTATCTCTTCAAATTTATCCACCAATAAAGATATTTTATCTTTAACTATATTAAAAATTGCTCTCTTAGCATCATCCTCTGTGCGAGCCACAGCTTCTAAAACTTTTACAAGCTCTTGTGGCCCTTCCCAACCTATGTCTTCATCTGAAAGAAGTGTATCAAAAACAGTGTTTGTTGCAGAAGTATATTTATTTATGAAATATGGCTTTAACTCTACAGCGCTAAAAATAGCATAATTATTATAGTCTATCCCTCCATCAGTCTTGCTGTCCAAATCGTCTTTAAATTTTCCAGAGGTAATAATAGCATTAAAAACTGACTGACTATTGCCGCCATATCTTCCCGAAGCCAGCTGCCTTAAAGCAACAGAGAGTTTGTTTAAACCATAATAATTATCACTTATCAACTTATGGAACAAGTCCTCTGCAAACCCGATGCGCTTTTGCTCTGGCAGCTTATCATTCAGTATCCAAAATATAATTGCACCAGCATGATTTAAATCATTAACATCAGCTTCTTCCATCAGCTTTAAAAAAGATTCCTCCAAAGAGTCTTCTTCTTCGTCTTCTGCCTCAAAGTCTGTAAAACTATTCCTTAGCATAAAAGCTACAAACTTAGACTCCAAGCTATCGCTAGCAATCTTAAGCAGTTTAAAAAATGTATTTATTCTGGAACCTTTATACATAACCTATCTCTTAAAAACTTGGAACAAACAACCGAGGCTTTCTCGGTCTAACATACCTAGTAGAAGTAGTAAGAATATCTATACCATTCGGGCGGATAATTGAAAAGAAGTAATTAAATGCTCGCCTAGTAGAAACTTGCCTTATTTCAATCCACTCTCTTTTCTTCGTGTCTATGCTGGATGATTTAGAAAGAAACATATGAAGAGCACCATCGGCACTAGCGGCAAAGTCTTGTGCTATTATCTCGTTCAACTGCCTATTGCTTAGGTCGTACAAAACATCTCTATGAGTATATCTTTCGTCAAAGTATTTTCTATACTTTATCCTTGTAGTGGTAGAGATACGAATAGGCAAATTAGTTCTAGGGTCTGTTAATCCCGAATCTTCAATCTCTGCTTTTTTATACATCACATTTGGCATTATACGTCCTTAAATTTCATAACTAATATTTATTATTAGCATAAAAAAAACCCGACCATAATGGCCGGGCTTCAAGTTTGTATAATCTATAGGGACTAATCTATATCAACAAAATACGCAAGATATTTAAAAAAAGACTCCTCATCATCTACTTTTATCTTATCTGGCATCTTCTCATATCCATGCCTGATCATAGATACCTTCTGTTCTTTATAGTAAGTTTCCACCCTCTTTCTTAGGACGGCCATTATTGATCCATCAAAACTCATCTTTAAGCTATCCTTAACCGCTGGGTTGTCTTCGAGCTTAAAGCCTTTTAGCTTGTTTTGGTGTATAGGCTGAACAAGCCAGGCAAAGTTATCCATTTTATAATCCTTATTTATTTTAAATTGTCAGACCTTCTGTCTCACCTGTTGAGTCTGCCAACTTTTTGTTAGCCTCTCTTTCTTTCTCTATAGCCTCAAGCCTATCCTCTATCTTTCTCTTTGCCCAAAAAAATTCAGTACCCATGATAGACGTTAACAAATACTCAGGTAACTCTTGAGCAAGATAGCATACAACCTGCTCATATTTTGAATCAGTAAACTGAAGGAGTAGCTCGTCAGAATTAGAATAAAGGTCTAGGTTCTTAACCAAAGCCTTCAAGCCAGTTATCGAAGAATCCTCGCTACCATCACTTCTAATCTTTCTTGCAGTCTTCTTTGTTAGAAAGCCTGCCTTAACATACTGAGCATACATAAGTCCTCTTATAGCGTAAGCTGGCCGGGCTTCTTTTGCAAAGAAAACAGAAGTCTCTACATGAGACTTAAACTTATCTGGACTTGTTTCTACAAACCTTTCAACAACGGATCTATAGGTGGGTCTGATATAATTATTACTATCTTGCCTCCCAGATAGAGCTTTAAATAGCTTTATCCAGTCAAAGTCTGGAACCATATTTGCAGCCGAAACAATATGATTAGAATGGCCGTTCCAAAGTTCTACCAAATTTTCATCAGAAGATGCAGCTATTTTGTCAAGCTTCTTTTTCCAAAAAGGAATTTTATACAAATCAACTTCTTGCTCATTTGCTGTATCAAATACTTGATTCAAAGCTGCATTGTTATTAATCGATCCAAAGTGATCTGATAAGATTTCTGGATAAGAAAGTATTGCACTTCTCATCTTCTTTGTAGCCTCGGAAATATTGTAGGTTTGCCCAAAGATATGGCTCAAACCGTTGGATACAAGTATATCTTTAGCCTTTGTTATCGACGGTGGCTTATTAAAAAGTTTTTCTAACATATTTATCCACCATTTACCCATGCTTTAAATTCCTCTGCATGTTCTGTAATAACAGCAACCTTAATCTGATCCTCAAGATGATCCCATGTTGGAGCAATCTCTTTCAGAGGCATGGCTAAAAAGCCTTTCCTCATTTCCTTTTGAGCGGCATCATAACCTCTGTTGCAGGTGTTGACCCCAATCGCTATGAGGTAGTTTAGAATCTCATCTTTAGTCAAAGGTTTTTCCTCTGGAACAACCTCCAAATGAGGGTTACTTTCAGCATTAGACATATTCTCTCCTATTAGGCAAACCTGGCCTTATCGCTAGGTAGTTGATGTAAAAACTAAATTAAAAAATTAATCTACATCGGTTTGATTCGACTCATAAATTACAACCTCTGTGGTTAAAAGCGTACCACTTGCAGAGGCAGCATTTTCAATAGCCGTCCTAACAACCTTCACCGGGTCAATAATGCCGTCCTTCAACATGTCATTTGAAGGCTTGCCATTGAGAGCGTCAAATCCGCTAAACATTTTGTTAGATCCGATAATCTTTTCCATATAAGAATGATGTTCAATTCCAGCATTTACGAGAATCTGAATAAAAGGCTCTCGTATTGCCCTCGCTATTACATCGACTCCAACTAATTCTTCTGTAATCAACCCCTCGCTTTCTTTTAAGTCTTGCAAGTCTGATTCACAATGCAACAGAGCGGCCCCGCCTCCGGGAACAATGCCTTCTTCTATTGCAGCCTTAACTGCGTTAATAGCATCTTCTACACGATCTTTTCTCTCTTTCATTTCAGACTCAGAAATACCACCAACCTTAAGGATAGCTATAGATCCAGCTAGCGATGATAGTCGCTGCTTCAAAGAAGCGTACTCATAAGACTCCAGATCTTGACCTAGCTGTTCTCTTATAGTATCTGCTCTGCACATAATATCTTCCGACGTTCCCGCTCCATCAACTATTGTCGTAGAATTTCTATTTATGATAACCCTTCTCGCTGTACCTAGTTCATTCAAAGTTATATCTCGCAAAGGGTTTCCGGTCTCATCTGTAAGCAAGACTGCATTACAAACGGTTGCAATATCTCCAAGCATGTCTCTTCTGATACTTCCAAACCCCGGCGCTCTAACGGCACAGGATGATAGCGTACCACGAGCTTTATTTAAAATTAATGTTTGCAGAGCTTCTGACTCAGTTGTTTGAGATATAATAAGCAAAGGCTTATTATGTTCGGATACAGCTTCAAGGATTGGCATTATTTCATATGTAGATGAAATTCTGCCGTCATAAACTAATATGAAAGGATTTTCAAACTCAACCGTTAACCTCTCCAGATTCGTAGCAAAGGTGGGAGTGATCCACCCTCGATCAAAGGTTATGCCTTCCGTATAGGCTACAGAGGTTTCCGCTCCAGTGGCTTCTTCTACAGAGATCATACCATCATCCCCTACTGCCGATACCACCTCCCCTATTAAGCCTCCCAACTCTACATCATTGTTTGCCGATATGATCGCAACATTTTTAACAGTTTCATCATCAGAGACGGGGACGCTAATATCTTTAAGCTTAGCCACAACAACCGTAACTGCCTTATCAATACCTCTCTTGATTAAAACAGGATTATGACCTGCCGCCACCATCTTTGCACCTTCCGTATAGATAGCTTGGGCCAAAACTGTTGCGGTTGTTGTGCCGTCACCTGCGGCTGAGTTGGTAGAGGAAGCAACACTCTTTACAAGTTCTGCTCCCATATTATTAACACTATCGCCCAAGGTTATAGCTCTAGCTACAGTCACCCCGTCCTTCGTTATTAGCGGAGGGCCATATGCCCTTTCTATAGCTGCATTACGTCCTTTCGGACCCAGGGTTGCTTTGACAGCATTTGCCAAAGTATCAAGACCATCTTGCAGTCCGCATCTAGCCTCTGCACCAAATTTAACTTCTTTACTCATTATAAATCCTCTGTTTCTATAATTTTACTTATATACTCAAAAGTGTTCAAGACTCTATTTGTCAATACCAAAACTAATAACAAAGTCTACCAGCTTAACCCGCCTCTGACCGTAGCCTCACTATTCCGTCTTCTACGGAAACCCACGACTGATGAGAAACCCAGTCGCCACAGTTAACATAAGTTTTAATTTTCTGCTTATTATCAACCCATATAATAGCCTCTGGATGATGAGAATGTCCCATTATAATTACATCAACATCATCATTCCATTTTAATATATCCCAAATTCTTCTAAGCTTTCTTTTCTTTAACTTATATTCAACAAGCCAAGTTGCCAAATCTACATCGAATCTTCTTTCCAGCCAATCATGAAAAATAGATATTATCTTCATAAGAAAATCTTTCTTTACAAGTCCTCCATCATATCTATCTCCATGCTCTATTCGGAATAACCTTTCACCGTCTTCAAACTCGTACTTGTCAACAAAGCTCACACCATAGATACTCTCCCCTATAAGGCCCTTCATTGAAGACTCGTGATTTCCAACTACATAAATAATATCTTTTGAAAAGTCTACAGCCTTTATTATATCAAGGAATCTTTTGGTAAAGGATGGAATCTTTATAAAGTCTATAATGTCGCCAGCGAGAATTAGTTGATCATATTCTGCTTTTTTCAAAAAAGATATAAGTTCTTCTGCTTTATAATTTTTGCTACCAATATGTATATCAGATATAATAACCCTTCTCATCTTACTTCCTAACTTTTTTGATTTTTTTCTAACGGCAAGGGAATACATCACCTTTGCCGAGTTTCTCACAAGCTTCATCGGCCTCTTCATTGGCCTCTTCATCGGCCTCTTTATCGTTGAGGCGAAGCTCCTCTGATCTTTCGAGTCTCTTTATTCTGCCGGATATTCTTTCTGCCGCAAAAACAACCTCATCTTCATCAAGCTCTTCTGCAAAGAAATAAAATATAGCCTTGCCACCATCCGTTAGTCCAGATTCAAGTTGATCCAGCTTTCTTTTTATTTCATTAATTGAAATCATTTCCCTAAGAAGAGTCTGTCCGGACTCAAGCACTCTTGGGTCATCTATTCCATTAATCATTTCTCTAAAGTCATCAAGCCTAGGCATACTATTCTCCTGTTGTTTGTTGTACTACTAATAGTATTTAATATTACTGAATATCTGTTATAAAAGGATTAAATTAATATGAAAAATAAACTGAAAAAATTATCTACAGAATTAAAGCAAAGAGGTCATATTGAATCCTCTCGGTCTATTGATGGTTTGATAAAAGATCTATATATTATCAACAATACCAAAGAAGCAGAAGAGATAGAGGAAGAGACAGAGAAAGAGATAGAGGAAGAGACAGAGAAAGAGCTTGCTATATCTCCAGAAATGATTGCCGCAATGAGGGCTTTTTTCGCAGTTGGTAGTTCAGATCCAGAGACAGCAAGGTATGAAGAACTCATAAGATGCGCAGATGATTATTGGTGTGGTTCATATAAACTTGAAAAAATGGAAAAGATTGGACATGACCTTATATCGGGAACGGTTAATAAGCTTGTAGAGGCAAAAAATGGTTTAGACTCAGGACTCAGTTCTATGAATTCTGGAGACAAAGGGTTGCTCAATGAGATAATGACAATAGATTATGATTCACACATAGATACTGCTCAAGAGTTTGCCCAAGAGTTTTTAGAAGGCGCAAGCCTCTATGCAGACAAGGCAGGTAGTTATATAGATTCCTTGTTCGCTCGTCACGATAACATCGGGGGATTAAGCAAGATTGCGGCAGAAGGAAATTACCTAACACACTATTCTTCTTTTTATAATAAAAACTCCAAACAACTAGAGTTAGAGTTTATGAAATATGCTACCGCAACGATGGCAGATCCGGCCTATATGAATAAGTTTCTAGAGGGAGACAAAACAAAGGAAGCATTAAGAGTCGCGGGAAAGAGGCCCGGCTTTTGGGGAAAAGCCTTTCCTTTTGTTGGCATAATCTTCTCCCTCCCCTTGGCTATCAAGAATACAATAGAGGCCTTAAATAATGGAAAAGCAATTCTTTTTGAACTACCCTTTGAAAAATACGGCATAAATAAGCTGTCAGCACTCACTCCTGCCGGAATACCTTTCCTTGTAGGACCAATAAGCTCTGCCCTTGAGTCTAATGCTGACAATGTAGAAAACCTAAATGAAATATTGACCATAATGAAAACAGTTTCTTCATTTTGGCTTGACGTTATATTTGCCATAACAAATGCTATTGCTTTAATCTTAGATATAGCTGCTATACTTTTTGCATTTTTTGACGGACCTTTGCCTATTGCTGATGTTTTGGCCGGAGGCATATCAATACTCTTGACCGCTGGACTTATAGGGATAGAGTTTGGATCAGAACATTACTTGAATAAATTTTGGAGTAAAGAACGAGAAAAACTAAAAGATATAGCAAGAAAACGAACAGGTGCCGCAGCAGACTTTTCTTCTTTTGAAGGACTAGGTGTAGAAGATGATGCATCGACCTCTCTTCGGCCAGCTATACACAATGTTGTTAGGCTTGTAACTTAAGGCCGAGATTTATTCGGACTATCTTCACTAGCCTTATCAATCTTCTGCCACCACCTCAACCACTCTTGCTCCCACTCTCCCTTGGTAATCTGCCTTTGTCGGCCACCTTTGAAAGAAAAGTAAATATCTTCTTTTGTATCACTCATATGCCATACCTCCTTGCGATTGACTCAACACAGCTACCCATCAGTGGGTAGCCGATGCAAATACTCTATTAAAAAAATAGCATCGTGGCATCAGATTACAATGCCCGGCGCTGTTTCGTGCCAACGAACCTAGTAGCTCTAAGTCTTTTTATACGAAGAAACCTTTTTTGTGAACTCAGCATACTGCCTGTAATACTCATTCATAACAATTGTGCCAGCCTGACTTACGTTCAAGCAGTATCCAAGCCCAGGCATAGGAATGTAAACAGCATCATTTCTTATGATCAAATCCCCAGGAACTCCCGTACTTTCATTTCCTAATAATAAAATTGTTTTTTCATCAAAAGCAAACTTATAGTCATGTAAGCTTTCTGCATTTTCACATATCTCAATAGCCACTATTTTATATCCATTATCTTTCGCATACTTAGAAAACTCTGATGTATTCGAAAATGATTTAATAGAAATATAATCATAAAGAGAACCTGTTTTTGAATTGATACTGCCTCTACTTGGAAGCTTGCCAATTATAAATACGTCACGAATACCAAAACAAACAGCGCTTCTTATCAGGAAAGCTACGTTGTCATCAAAGTCAAAACTAATAGCAGCTAAAGCTGCTGGTAGGCTCAAAGCCTGTTGCCTCTTGCCTTCGTAACGCTCTTTGCGACTCTTCTCTCTGCTTATATCTAGATACATATAGTTTTCGACTACCGAAAAGATTGTTTTTTTCAAGTATTGGGATCAATTATTTTATATATGCGGCCAAATTTTACGAACTTTTTGCCAGCATCTAACAGATTTGCTAGCCCCAAAAGGAACTCGCCTTCTCCATCTCTATACCTATCGTTAGATCTTCTTCTTATCTCTTCTAACTCGTCTTTGTTGTCCGCCCACTTGCTGAGGAAAACGCCTGGAGATTCTCCCGTTAAGGCTTCAAAGTATCTTTTGTAGTCTGATACCGAAGCTGCACTGTTCCCCTCTTTTGTTGACCATTGCATATCATCATCTGATATCTTTTTACTCTTAGATACAGCCGATACAACAACTGGATTGTTTAGGTCCAAAGACTTAGACAACACCCAGCCAAAAGCAGTTGTATTTTTATCCTGCTTCATTTCGTGATAAGCATATACCTTTTTTATCTTTTGCTTTTTAAGAAAATTACTTACCTTCATTGGAGCCTACCGCAGAACAAACCGTGCTAACCAATGTGGTAACAACCCTATAAGGATCTGCATTACTATTTGGTCTCCTGTCCTCAAAGTACCCAAACCCTTGACGATCTACCTGCCAAGGAATTCTAATAGAAGCACCCCGATCCGATACACCATATCTAAACTCTGACACAGAACAGGTTTCATGCGACCCGGTAAGCCTCCTCTTAAGACCTTCTCCGTAAGTATTCATAGCAGCGTCTATCGCTACCGGCTCTGATAAGGCCTCACATGCCGCCGTAATATGCGTCATCCCACCCTTGTCTCTAGTCATCTTTGTGGAGAAGTTTGTATGCAAGCCGCTCCCATTCCAGTCTCCCTCAATTGGTTTAGGGTCAAGCGATACAGATACACCTTGAGATTCCGCTACTCTATAAAGAAGAAATCTTGATACCCAAAGATGATCACAAGCAGCTACGGCATTTACGTTAGTGCCACCTATCTGATACTCCCATTGTCCCAAAGCAACTTCTGCGTTTATACCTTCGACGGAAAGAGAAGAGTTTATACAAGCATTTAAGTGAAGCTCTGCAATCCCTCTTCCAGACACATTGTCTGCTCCGACTGCGCAGTAATACGGCCCTTGTGGTCCAGGGGTCTCGGTAGGGTCTGTCGGCCAACCTAACGGGGTTCCGTCAGAGAATAGGAAATACTCCTGCTCAAACCCTACAAACGGCTCTGCTTCATGGTGCTTTATCATAGCATCAATAAGCCTCGCCCTATAGTTTGATTCGTGAGGGGTTAGGTCGGTATTCAATACATCGCATAATACAATTACACCATTAGTTCTGTTTGGGTCAAGGCAGGCAAACACGGGTCTTAAAACGCAATCTGAAGCCTCTGTTGTCGCCTGTCCTGTGCTCGAACCATCAAAGCTCCATGCCGGGAAGTCTGCTAGGTTTAAGCTCCAATTTTCTTCTTCTGATTTAACTGTGATTACCTTTGTTTTAGACCGAACCTGTGGAGTCGTTCCTCCATCTAGCCAAACATATTCGCACCTTAAAGTAGCTGTACTCATATTTTCTCCTTATACCATATTATACTACGGTTTATATCAAATTTTCAAATGTATTAAAATATCTTTTTAAATAATTTTCTTCAATAAAAGTTTTGAAATTCATAGATGAAAAGGAAAGCTTAATATTATCGTGGTCAAGTTTTCCTTTCGTATATTCAATCTCTTGTTCATCAGCCGAAAGGTCTAATAGTTTTATTAGACCATAACTTTTTTCAAAGTTGCTTTTAAAAACAGGGTCTTCCATTCGCTTTGACAGTTCCCCGTCTGTTGCCAAAATCTTTGAGGCCGTTTTCTTTCCTACTCCACGAACACCGGGAATGTTATCCGATTTATCTCCTACCATAGCTTTCCATGCAACATAATCATAATCTGTATTTTCTCGATAACTCTTGGAGATAGGATTATAAAGCTTTACCCTATCTGAGTAATTGTTTAAAATCTGTATAAAATCTGTATCGCTTGATACGATCACGGTTTCATCATCAAGATGATACGTTTCTATCAAAAATAAAACAATATCATCGCACTCGTGATTTGGATGATAAGCTGTAATTATCGGATAGTGACTTTTCAAACAATCAATGATGATCCGCTTCTGCCTCCGAAAAGATTCCCAATACGCTACTTCTTCTGGATCATCAGTTTTTATCCTCCTATTGCCCTTGTATTCAGCATAAGCAGCAAGTCTAACTGCGGGCTTTCCGTCTAACGGAAAGTAAACTAAGTCAGGAGAGAACTCTTCCAGCAACGCTCTCAGGGTTCTGAAAAAATTATATACTATCTGATACTCACCATCAGTTGCGCCGCCGCCCCATTGGAAGCGGCACCTGTGAATCATATTATAGCCGTCAATAATTAAAACTTTGCGACTATCTAAGTTCGTTAATGTCAACAGACCTCTCCGTGGCTTCTTTGATAGTAGCCTTTGTTCCATGTACCTTAAACATTACGACAATGTCCTTTGTCTTATCTGTAACCTTACACAGCGTACAATCATTACAGGTTATATCTTTCTTTCCCGGCACATCATGACGAGCAGGACACAAGATTCCTCTTTGACCCAAGACGTTAATAGCCTTTGGAATATCATCACCATGAACAGCAAGGGTCGTTGTCCACCCCATCATCTTCGCTTTCAAAACATCTTCAAGGGTATTGCACGATGCTCTAAACCATTTCTTTAATGGCTGTGTTTCTTCCGATTCCCAATCGTGAGTATAGCCTATGTTGATCAAGCCCTCCTGCTCTACCAAGTGACACTCTTCAATCGTGCCATCCACATCGCCAACTACATCGCCAGCTACCCTGTGACGTACAATTTTACAATCCTTATGTCTTGACTTCAAAGCCTCCTTTAAAGGCTTGGCCTTAATTCTGCCATCTTCAATTTTCTTTCCTAAGATTCTCAAGTAGAACAACCCCCAAGCATAACACCCTCCAGACTTGAACACACAAGAATCAGGACAAGTATCCAGTGGAGAGTAAGATGCAACAATTTTACCAATTTTAGAATCAGAAGATCTAGATACCCAATGTACTAAACGCATAAGCTTATATACCTTTGTTTGCTTCTCGATAAGAAAATATACCGGAGTAGCTGAAAAAAACAAGTTTTAAAATTAAAAAAATAGCCGCAGGGCAACGTCACCCTGCGGCTATAATTCAATCAGATAAATATGACCTACTGATCAAGATACTGATTCAGAAAACTCCGCAAGGCTTGTGCGTCACGAATAGTCATATTAACGGCCTGACTCGGAATCCGCCAATCAAGTGATTGGACAGTGATTTGAAGCCGGTTACTGCCAGCCTGTTTACGACAGTCTCCGCTGCGAAGACTCATCGACACACTCTTTGTGTTCTTTGAACGATTTACTAAAGACATTTCTACTCCTCCTTGTTAAAGATCATAATGCGGTCAGAGTTCTTTGAAGAATTAGACTTCTGGCTCTTTCCGCTTGAATTGTTCGAGTTATTATCAACAGGGATTTCCTGTGAGTTTGGACGCACTTCTGCATCAGATTCGGCTTGTTTACTCATACACTCTCCTTCTCTATGTTGTTAATGCTCTTCGTCAAGAAGAACGGGATCAAGACCCCAGACACCTTTAAGGCCAAAGTGATAAACTGAATTTATCTTAGGTCTAAAGATTGCGGGGCCTAGAAGTTGTTGGTCTGCAACGGCATGTTCAGATAAACCATCCATCATACTCATGATGTGTTCTAATGATTTAGAGAATAAATCATCAGCATCCCCTTCACGCAGAAAACTCAAAGAGTTAAATAATAAATTAGCAGACAATAAAGCGCCATCTTCCGGCGTAACATCATGTTCGTCAAAAACTTCAAGCAAAGTGTTTAGGATTTTTTCAAGCCTATCTTTGCACTCGTAGGAGTCCATCAATTTTGCTCCAAGAAGTTTCGTTTATATTCTTCTAAAGTAACAATATAGTTTATTGTAGTTTGATTTTTATCAAAGTCAGCAGTCATATATGATATGACATTATTATCTAAGTCTATAGAAGTTACAACGCCGCGAGTAGGCTTTTGATTCTTCTTTTCCTTAATCCGAATTGAATCGCCTTTTCTAAAGTCTTTTATATGAAAGCATCTATGCTCATCAAATGGCCGACCTTTTAATTCAATTTTACTCAATTCTAAACTTCCCATTTTGTTATCCATTTAATGTTATAGGAACATATCATTAGTTATTATAAATAATACTATATTTAAAAAATATACTTAATAAGTATTTATAATAGAGTCGAACCCTTTATTGTGTCCAACTTTCTCTTCGAGAAAACATTATGACTTCCCGGAACAATAGCGATTATATCTAATTCAAAATTCTCTCGTATATAGTCCCAGGCTTCCTGCTTTCCGTGCGGAGCATTTACCGACTTATGAAGAACACTTCTATCTTTGTCAACGTATAATATAGTCCATGTCATTTCTTTTTCCATAAGTTATATCACCCAAAGTAATGGTAGGGATGGTGGGACTCGAACCCACAAGGTCTTTGACCGACAGATTTTAAGTCTGCTGCGTATACCAATTCCGCCACATCCCCATTGTAGTCATTTATCAGATAAGGTCTACACTTTCTCTGTATGCTTTTTCCACCCTCTTTCTAACAACCTTGTGAAGCCCAGGATTTACCCTTAGAGCGTTTGGCAATAAGGTGTGCCTAATGAAGTTTCGCATATAAGAAGTATCCTCATTGCTTGGATCAATAATGTATGGAATCCTTTTATTCTCACACCAATCAGTAAGCTCGGCCTTTCTTGTAGATAGAAAGGGTCGAATAAAGTTATCTCGTTTGTATGGAATAAGCATCGAGTTGCCATGCAAGGAGGTAAAGATCCAAGTCTCTACTGCATCATCAAGATGATGACAGGTTATAATTGGTGGATTAGAATAATAAAAATCCGCAAGAAGGTCATACTCAATCTGATAAGCATTAATCCTTCTACGCTCTGAAGGCTGCATCAGCTGTGAGAAAGGCCCCAGCAGATAATCTCCAAAGAAAGAATATCTTTCATTTCTCCAAAATTCTTCTTTAGACTCTTCTTTTAACTTACCTCTGGACAACTGGCCCACAACAAGGGGTACTCCATTGTCTTCACAATAACACTGTAGCAGGGCCTCTGCCTCCACTGAGTGCCTTCCTGTGCCATGATTGAAGTGCAGGGCCAAGACCTCTCTCTTACCCCCGTTACGGAGGAAATTAAGAGCCGCCATGCTATCAGGCCCGCCTGATACAGCAATAGCAATTTTGTTTGGGATACTACCAAGCAATTTAATCATAATAAAAATCTCGCACTACTACTCAAGGGCGTATAGTCGATGCCTAAACAGTATTAAATTTTATTAAAGGAGTACTATACAAAAGCTTCTATAGCAAGTTAGTGAAGGATCCCGTCGCCACCGTCGCTGTAGCCTCCTGACGCAATCATAACAGATAGCACTTTCTCAATAGAATCTACCCTCTTTGTGTTCATATCAGTCTTTGCTTGTAGCAATAGAAGCTGTCTTTGTATTAGATCAAACTCTTGAGCGTTTATGCTTAAGCTTTTCTCTATAAAGCTTTCTTTTATTCGATTTATAAAAATAAATAATATTGATATATTAAAAACAGATAATATAAAAGATAAAAATAAGAATATCCAACTAAAAATTGTTATATTATCCATATGTTATTCCAAATATTCTGTAATTGCTTCTTTGATAATTTCTAAATCATCTACCGACATGGATTCAATCAAGAGGTCTGATATTCCGTATCTAAACTCCTCATTGTTATAATTATTTACTATAATTTCTCTAACTTCTTCTAAAGAAGAATGATCTACATTTGTATCAATCGAGTATCTGCTCTGTTCATTGTCGTTATGACGCGGAACAGGCGAGGCTCCACCTACTCCATATAATTTATGGATCATATTATTAATTTCTAAAGCCTCTTTGGTTAATTCCATATTCATAAGCTCTTTAGAAAGTTTGATTAGTTCTTCTAACAATGGTCTCTTCTCCGGTTCTATTACTTTAAAGCATGTAATTATAGCAAAATGCTCTAGTTTATTCTGGTTGAGTAATAGATACTGTTTGTGTGTAAGTTGGGAAAAGTTATGTTAACAAAGATCATATTTAAAATTTTTATAATTATCATAATATTTACAGGACTGTTCGGCAATTATAGTTTGGCAGTTTTGACTCCAAGCATTGAAGATAAGCCTTTAAAATATGAAGATATAAATAAAAGCCTAAAGAACAAAAGCAGAAATATTGTTCTGCCTCCATATAAAGGCTTCATAAACAAAACCTCTTTGACAAACCCTGTGTTTAGACAAGAGGTAAATGTTAAGAATTAATTTTCGATTAATAAATTTGTTCTATCAAATCTTGAGTATGCATCGAAGTGCATTTTGTCAATAAAGTCTAAAAATAAATCATTACCTGGAAACACTACAGTAGAGACTATTGCTCCGCCGATAGGCTTTGCTACGCAGAAGGTAAGAACGGGAAACGGAGCCGCTTCAAAGTCGTCTTCTCCCATCATAGAAACAAACCCCTGCATATCATCTATGCGAGATCCGAAGGGTATAGTTAGCAAGAGTCTGCCTCCAAGCCCCTCTTGTTCTTCCCAGACTGATTGAGGGGTTGCTTCGTCAAGTTTTGCTGCAAATGTCATGTTTATCTCCTTTGGTTATGGATTAAGAGTCTTAACAAGTAAGTGTGGAAAATTGTTTTTTAAGGTGCTCAACTTCTCTTCCGCTTCTGATAAAGCTTTTATCCAAGAATCGAGTTCATCTAAAATGTTTGAATGTTCGCCTATTCCTACAGAGTTGCTTAATAACAACTGAGTTGACACAAGGGCTTGTGATTTTTCAGCCTCATACCTTTTGAGGAGTGCGTTAAAAAAATTATCGGATAAGTCAGTCATTTATTCTCCTGTTTTTATTTTATCAAGCAGAAATAACACAGGGTAGGATGACTCTTCTGTTAGCTCAACTACTTCCCAGTTTGCTATATCTTCAAATATATCTTCTTTATCTTTTTGCTTAAAGCTTTTCCATCTAGTAAAGAATTTCATGCCTATGTTTATAGCCCTAACGGCATCACACTTCCTCGGCCAGGTCTTACCAATCTTTGTCCACTTCTTTTTAGATATGGAAGATAAATATAGCTTTGTTTCTGAGTGTCTAATCTTATAACCTAAGACCTTCTTTTTTTTCATATCAAATCTCGCTTAAAAGATTGTACTTAAAGTAGGCAGGTATATCTATGTGCTCTCTTCCAAGACAATGTTTCCAATTACTCCCGTAAAGTTTTTATCTTCTTTCTTGGCGTAATCTCTTATAGCCTCTGCAATTACCTTCTGAAACCTTTTGTGAGAAAATCTTTTCAAACCCTCTCTTTCTTTAAACCATTCTATAAATTCATCATTTAAATCAAAATTAAGTGTGCTGGTTCCATCGTCATTCTCAACGATGCTTGAAATTTTCAGCCTAGTTATAAACTCTGTATCAGTCATATTTTACTCACTAAATTAATTTACAATATTTAAGAAATCTTTTAGCCCAAGGTTTCCGGCTAAGACCTTCTGTGCTATCGGATCTTTCAGACATATTTTCTATACCATTTTTATTAATTTTCCATATAGACCCATTAAAATAAATCTTATTTTCATCATCAAGCGAATGATCATATGGATATGGCATAGCCTCTCCCTTTAAGGTTAGGTATATTGTACTTCTCTTCTCATCAAAATCAACACAGGCTATCTGATTTGATATAGAGTCACGAAGGGATCTGTACAAAACCTCTATAACATTATCTTTAATCACTCAATCGTTCTTTCTTCTGTAAAGATCTCATATAATGACCTAGGTTCTTTATCTAGTGTTTTCAGCTTAAGCATTTTTTCCCATTTGTTTATAGCAGCAACACCGCCTCTAACTGTGGAATAATTAATTGCTTCTAATTCAATAACACTTCTTCCGTCTGAAAGGGTATAATATGACACGTCACAGTCATTAAAGTTCCAAATCCAAGCCTCCTTGTAAACCTGGAAAGCCAAGCTGTAGCCACTTAATGTTAAAAACTCTACTATAGCCGAATCTTCATTGTTAGTAACATTTAGATTTATCTCTGTTCTGACAACATTTTCTTTTTCTTTTCTCTTCAGGGTCAACTCGTATCTTCCTCCGCCTTTTCTAAAGCGTACAAAGTCAGTTCCACTCCCATTTTCTTTGGTATAATAATCATCGCAGGATACAACATATATAACCTCTGGCATTTCCCAGTCAGGTTCTTTAGACACGACACTTTCAATTCTTTTTAAGAATTCTTCTTTGGTTAAGAATTCTTCTTTAGACAGGTCTTTCGTCCAATATTTATATTCAATTTCTTTATAGTTCATACAAACTCCTAATAATGATAAATAATGTCTATCATTCTTTATAGCCTCCAAGCTCGCGAGCAGAGGGGTCTATAGCATCTGTCCACTTTGGCATCCAAAAATGAGCAATCAAATGATGCTGCCCAGGAAACAAGTTGTTAAAGATCTTTCTATAATAATAACTTTCTTTGAGTAAAGGCTTACAATGATTAATGTCTTCCGAAGCCTTACAGAACTCATCATCAGTTACGATGTTGTCCACAAACTCCTTAATAGATTTGTGCCAAGAATTTTTTATACTGCTTACTCCATCTGAAAAGGCACACTTATGTCTCCAAAGAACTTCTGGCGGCAATAAATTATCTTTCTCGAAAGCTTTTCTTAGCAAATATTTTTCAATCTTATTTGTTTTATCAAAAGTCTTCATAGCTGGAGGTATAGATAAGTATAGGCTGACGAAGCTTTTGTCTAGAAAAGGTGTTCTTGCCTCCAGCCCATTAGAGCTTATGCTTCTATCTGATCTTAGTACATCAAACATATAAATTTCATCTAATAGTCTAAGAGATTCTAATTGTAATTCGCCTGGAGTTGGAGCGTTTGCATTGTAAACATATCCACAGCATACTTCATCGCTTCCGTCTCCATTAAAAATGACTTTACAATCTGTATTTTCCTTTATATACTTTGATACAAGATAGTTTCCAATGCTGGCTCTGACGGTAGTGGTGTCATATGATTCGATTTTATATATAACTTCGTCTATAGCATTTAAAAAATCTAATTTTGTTAACCTGACCTCATTATGGTCACTGCCAATCCACTTGGCAACTTTTTTTGCATACTTTAGGTCTGGGCTTCCGCTCATCCCTATGCCAAAGGTTTTGATAAGAGTTGAACACTTCAGATCTTCAAATAATTTCCACTCATCGTCTATCAGTCTATAGCCCTTTAGCATATGAGACACCAAGGCGGCTATAAGGCTTGAGTCTAAGCCTCCTGATAATAAGCATCCTATTTCTCTTTCCGACATTAATCTTTTTTCAACAGCTGCGACTAAGCTTCGTCGTATGTTTTTGCATATCTCTTCTTCTGATGAGGCCTTTTCTTTCATGTTTAGGATAGAGTGATATGATAAAAACACATTTGGCTCGTCTGATGACCACCATGTTCCGGGAGGAAATGGATATATAAGATCACAAAGATCGCTTATAGCCTTTGCTTCTGATGACAACATGAACTCACCATCATAGGTCTCTCCAAAGAAGGCTGGTCTGACTCCGAAAGGATCTCTTGCTGCATATAGTATATCCTTATTTCCATCATACAAGGTAAAGGCGAATACTCCATCTAACATATTGAGAGTTTTCTCTATACCAAACTTTTTATATAAATGCAAAATAACTTCGCAATCAGATCCAGAGTTTGTTTTAAAGTTATATTTTGAAATTAATTCTTTATAATTATAAATCTCTCCGTTACAAATAATGGAAATATTCAAATCCTCTGGAAGATATAATGGTTGATCTCCAGATTCAGATGCATCAATTATTGCAAGCCTATGAAAGAAGAAGGAAATATTTGAAGATACTTTTTTATATGTAGAGCCATCTGGCCCCCGATATTGAATCTTGTTAACATGAGGCTCTAAGTCTTTTCTACTATATTTAGAGCCAAGATAGGTTACAAATCCGCACATTTTTTCTCCGTGTTAAGAAACAAGCCTGTTACAGCAGGAGCATATAAAGGGGTTTGCTAATTTATCTTCATTTTTAGAATAGTCAAAAGTTATTTCTTCTCCATTTTTTATATTTTTTAGAGCAATAACTTTGATTCCATCAATCTTGCAAGAAGGATTGCAGTTATGATTAATAAAGTTTCCAACACTATCCTCAATATGTTCTTTCTCGGCAACCTTTATAGAGGTACGGGTAGGGTTAGGCGACACTTCTCCTGTTAGAGACAGGACTGTATCACCAGATTTGAAACCTTGATTTGAAAAAATTCCATTTTGCCCAACTATACCAAGGGCTGTAGAAATACGAATACTGTTTAATTTCATTTTAACACTGATACCTTGTTACGCTTATCCCATGTTTCTCAAGCAACTCTATACCTTCGTTGGTATATTTTGTTATATAAGTCACATGTTTTATTCCGGCATTTATTATGGCTTTTGCACAAGCAACACATGGAGATAGGGTCACATATAATTTTTTATCTTTAGGAAAGTTATAATCACATTTTATCAAAGCATTTAATTCTGCATGGATAAACCCAGACTCCCCAGCCTTGAGGGAATCTCTTTTGTTTGGCCCGCCTTTTTGATCTCCATTATAGCCTATTGCTAAGACTTGAGAGTTATCATCAGTAACAATTACTGCACCAACTTTATATTTTGGGTCATGAGAACGCTTTGCTATAGACTTTGCAAAGTTTGACCATATATCATCCCAAGACGGCCTATAATCATGCGCTCGTCGCTTATCAAACTCTCTAGTTATCATCCAAGCGTCTGTATGTCCATCAGACATTTATAATCTCCACTCAATACTAAAAGGTTACAGACTCTCCGCAACCACAGGTTCTTGTTACGCTGGGAACATTTAACATTATACCAGATTTAAAAGGAGTTTCTTCATAGTCAATCTCCATTCCATTTAAAAATAAATAAGATTTTTTATCAATACAAACCTTTACTGCTTCAAACTCAAATACTTTATCAAATTCTTCCGCTTCTTTTGTAAAATCAAAATGATAAGACAAGCCAGAGCATCCCCCACTTTTTAACCCTATTCTTAGATAGGAGTCTTCACACTGTGTTTTCTTCATTAAATCTTGAATCCTGTCTATAGCAAGATCGGTCATTGTAATTGCCATCTAATACTCCTATGAATTAATGTAATTTAATATATTAGATATGAATAAATTATCAGAAAGCTTTAGATTTTTTTTTATCTTTACAACATTTTTCATAATTACCCAAGGCGGATATTTCAATCCAAGTTCATCACTCATGAGTCTTGCAGCTTCTAATTGCTTGTTTTCAGCTAACGCATATACTTCGTCAATATTGAAGCCTAAGTTTTCAAAATCCCCTTGAAGTTCCTTCAACCCATCAACCTCGATAAGCATCAGACGTAACTGCCAAACAAACAAGTTTATAACCTCATAATAATTCATATTCTTTATTAAAGAGGGGAGGTATTTGACTCCCAACGCAATATGTCGCGCCTCGTCTATTTCATATAACTTTAGCAAATTACACAATACAGGGTCAATCTTGCTCTGCATTACAAGTTTGAAAATAGTTATAGCTATTGGTTCAACCATTAGCTGCATACCTAATAGCTTTTTTGCCAAATTATCAGTATTCAGCACAAAATTTAATGCTCTTGCGGCGTTACGAGGTAAGGGCTTTGGCTCAACTCCTATGTAATTTAGGTAATCTCGCATGACATAGAAGTGTCTGGCCTCATCATGAGCTTGTGATGTAGCTGCCATTTTAGCCTCAAAAGACTCAAGTTTTAATGCAAGCTCAGAAGATATGTTCCATGCGGCATACTCTCCCCAGAAAATAACGGAGAAGATATTTTCTATTGATTTAACTTGATCTTTTGATAAAGTAGTCTCTCCATACTCATTAATCAAAGAGGATAGAACTTCTTTTCCATCCCAAATATTAGACTGTCCTTTATGATAAAGGTTTTCTAAAGTCCTATTGTTAATAGAACTTTCAGTAGATAATATTTCATAAGGTAATAGGTTCTTCATTGCTCTATATGGTTATTCATTACCAATTTTTAAAGAATTATGCTCATTAATAATTTTGATTACATACCTATCGTATGCCCCTTTTGACATGCCGCCTATAACCGTTTCAAGCTCTTCATCTGTTAGCTCTGAACGGGCGTGATCCTTTAAAATACTATTTTTTTCTTCAAGCTTTTCTATCTTTTTTAAGGACTTCATTTTGTGATTGGTCACTTCAAATGACTTTGAACTGACTCTTGAATTTAATAGGGGACTTTAGATAACATTTGATGTTAGCGTTGTAATAGTTTGGTTTGATTTCATTGCTGATAGCCAGACTGTCTCCCCCTATTAGCTTTTTCAAGCCGGGAAACAAGTGTTCTTTGTCTACCAGGAAAAGAGAATATTCTTTTTTAAAATACTTCATCTTTGAAAACTTTAAAAAAGTACCATGAAAGCTAGTAACCATATCTTTTAATGTATTTACAGAAGAAATAGTTTTGCCATAATGCTCTTCCAACTCAATTACATGAGCTTTATAAGCATCATAATCTATATCTTTTGAGTCAACATACAGCTTAAAAATATGTTCAGTTAGAGGCTCGCAAAAATCAAGGCTATATCTGTTAACATACTTAAATGCCCTTAGAGCATTAAACACCTTCATAGCAACGGAGTCTTTACTATATACACTTGAGTTGTTTAATCTTAATTCAAAAGACGAAAAAGCTTCATCAATTCTGTCATCATAATAAAGCTTTCCATCAAAATATGCTACAGAACAGTTTATAAAATCAAATGATTCTAGAAGCTTTCTTACTGAGGAAAACTCTTTCTTTATAAACTGAATCTCTTTAGACAAAGGCTTGCTCTCCTTGGTGGTGTTACAAAGGAATGAATTTGCCCAACGACTAACTCTGTTTAGCCTATAAAGCCCTAACTTATTTCCGGGCAGAAGGCCCGGTGTGTCGCTGAGTGGGCCGACTGCCTTGGCGACTATTCCCACACCTTCTAAGTCAGACATTAACCAGTTGTATTCGTGACCATCATTATGAATTGGATTATCTTTATTAAACCAAATATCAATGTCGCCAAACTTATCAAGCTTGGCCTTGGCTGGATTGCGCTCTAAAACCCGTCTTAGCCCCTCCCACTTGTCAGGTGTGTCATGCAGCCTTATGGCGCGATACACTGACAGCATAGAGCCTCCGGCGATAATTGGATTCAGCTTTAACAGTTCATCAGAAGGCAGGATAAACCTAACCAGCCAATCTGCTTTGTCGCATACAATAGTCTTAATCATAATGTCCTCAACTTATCATCGTAGTTTGGCCTGAATTATCTTTGACGACCTCTCCGAGACATTGGCGTTATTAAGATAATATAAAATATCTTCTTTTGGGATTTTTGCCAAAATAGACTCAACAAGTCTGGTAGGGAATGTGTCCGAAGACATAAGCGGCAATAGTTCCTCCACTTCGTCAAGAGACGCTCGCCTGATGGCTTGATAGGCAAGCCATCCCACACCCCCATAAAAAGTATTCATGCTCTGCAAGGTTGTTTTAGAAGGAAGAAACATGCTATAGCAGTTGTCGAATCCAACCCTCCGAATAGCGGTACTTCTAATGGCATAGTTATTGTCATTAACAAAGTGTTTCATATATTTAACAGGAAGTATCTTTGCACACCTTCCTCTTAGTCTTGTATCTTTTGATGCAATATTTCTTTTTGCAACCTTAATGCGAGCTTTGGAGGGAGATAAGTCAATGGTGAAAATTGCAAAGATACCAGTGGAATGACTCCTCAGTATCTCTGCATCATCTTCATCCTTAAGTAAAATAGATTCAACAAGTTCTTGTATTGCTCCCCCATAACGCTTTGAGGATGCAGGGGTCCAAGAGGACAGCGGATAATGATTCCATCTTTTATCCTTTATGGCCTTAATCTTTCGCCTATGAGATAGAGCGTTCCAAGCTTCGGTGAGGGGGGTGATATTATCAAAGCTAATCTCGGCCCATTGGCTCTTTCTGTCCGTCTGAGGACATGCTTTAAGTCCTGCTATAATAGCTTTCCATGCTGGGTTTGTTTTGGCAGTCATTATATTCCTAGTGTTTAAAAGGTCTCATCACTTAAGGGGCTGGTCAGCATATATGTTGATAAAATTATTTCTTTTGCAACTTTATCATAATACATCATAACCATATCCTTCTTTGTTACAGCATCCATTTCATCTTCTGATATTTTTATTTCTCCTCCACTCCTTTTGACAAAAGCAGTCAAAAGAGTAAAAAGCATTTCTTTGTCATTAAGGGCAGATCTTTCGTCATCATTCATTGTTTAGCTCAGCTCCTTGCGAGACAGAGTATAGGCTAACTTGCCTATCCTCACAAAATAAAAACCAATTAGAATGAATAATAGAATGATTATTAGGAACCGCATAAAAGGTTGACTTAGTCCACAGGCTGTCCTTTGGAGCATAAGCACAGCGCATCTTTAAAATAATGCCATTTGGATCAACTCCCCAATAGAACACTTCACACCCTGCTTCGTATATATTTACGATAGTCCCATCTATACAGGGGCTTTCAGAAAGAGCTTTGAAACCCTTTTCATAAACCTTGCCAGGATCTTTATAAATCTTGCCGTATCCGCATCCGATAAATAATAGTAATGGCAAAAGTTTATTTACGAGTATCTTCATTTATCTTGCCGAAGTTACATCGTACTTACTATATAAAGCATCTTTACTGATAGTGCTTCCGAGGTAATTTGGATTTACCTTCTCTCCACTGTTCCAGTAAATGCTTTCAACAATATACTTTTCTATTTCTGAATAATATACCAAAACACGATGCCCGTAATCGTCATCATCTAGAGCGCGAACTTCTTTCCCAATCAAACTATTTGGATCTAACATTATTCCACCTTTCTTGTCGAATTTTATCCCAATTTTTATGGCAATTACTACAAAGGGTATGTATCCAGCCGCCAGACCTTTGTTCTCCCGGCCCTCCACATTCCTCACAGGTTTTGGAAGAGAGTTCTTCGGCCTCGCTTATCATAGCATAGACCTCATCTGTTCCGATTGTCATGTAGAACCTAAGACTGCCAAACTTTTCCTTAACCTGTGCCGCTCTTGGGTGGCCGCTTACATAAGCATTACAAAAGCAGACTCTATAATTTCCTGGAGGGGCCTCTTCTGAGTTTGGATCAATATGAATTGCAGAACACTTCCCTGGAGTCTTTGTCTTCCAAGCATAGTGTTTATCCTTATTGCATGTGCAGTTAGAACAACCTAGATTTGGATTATCGTCTATAAACTTCTGAATAATAGGTTCAAGCTTTGAGGATAAATCCCAAATTATATCAAACCAACCATCGCCGGGAAACCCCCAGCACATAGCTGTTGATTGCTTTGAGGCATATCTATCACTATAAAGAAGGGGAAAGTTTTTGACCAACCTCTTATCTGATTCTTCATTCATTCTTAATCCTAAGATATAAGGTGGTAAGACCCAACCAACTTACCTGCTGCTATGCAACCCACCCGCTACAAACGGGGTAACTTCATCCTTTGTCAATCAGTTCTTAGCTTGAACGAATTGATAAAGCTTTTCGGCTTCTTCAAGAACATTGTCAGTCGTATAAGGTTCTACTGATTCGCGTAGCCCTTCTGATTTTAAATGTTCGTTTTGGAGCAGTCTATTTGCTCGATTTTCTAAAATACCAATCGCCATACCCAAAAGGTCTGCACGAAGTTCGTACCCGTTTTTTGAATTACTCATTTCTATTCTCCTATCTCTGTGTGTGTTAATGAGGCATTTACAGTCCCGCGCCTCGTCGGTAAAATGGTAGGCAGATTATCCGCCTACCATTCATTCTTTATTATAATCATATTATAAAAATAAATCAAGTTATTTTTTATTACTAAGGTCCGCTTGATTAAAATTTTTGCGAGAATTAATTAACTCCACAAGAATGTGTCGAAGCCAATTCCAACTAGCAGCATCTAAGTGCATCATTCCTGCGCCGGGAGTTTCGATGCTAATACCCGGCCCGAAGCTGCAAGCAATAGCCCCCATATCATTAATCAGTATAGAATCTTCTTCTATTCTGGAAAGATAATCACCAGGATCATCATCACATTGATCTGAATATCTATCCTTCCAAACGCTTTCTTTCGCATTAGTCATCGATTTTCCTTACTCCATATCAATTGATACTGCCTGTTTGATAGCTTCCGTGGCCTCACGAAACCGTTTGGATTGATTAGACAGTACGAGTCCCATGTGTTCTCCCCAATCTTCGCAGATCTCTGTCTCATTCCATTCAACAGCATCACCAGCTTCCCAGCCAAGTTGGTCTATTAGTTCTTGAGGCAGTTCAACAAATGACTCCCCATCTGGTGTTTCTTGGACTTTTACGATATAATGTCCATTATCTTGTTCCCCATCCAGTTCTTCATTCATCTTCTTTAGCCCCGTCATCGGCCTCAACAAACTCTCCGTCCATTGAGATAACAAACTCTTTCCCATCCTGTGACCAAGACATATCACATTCATTCTCTGCCAAATGGGCTGTCAGTCCTGTATCTTTATGTTCTAGTTCTATCCAACTGGTTAAGGCCTGCTTTAACTCTTCCCTTGTGATGTAGATTGTTCTAAGTGATGTTGTCCTCATTCTTCCCTCTCATATTCGATATCCCACCCCTTCTCTCGCACTTCCAGCTTTATACCGCCCTGCTTTTTTGATTGGGTGTATCCAGAGAAATGCTCACGGAAAAGATGCATCAGAGATTCTTGCTCTCCCCAAGGTTCGCCGTCCTCGAATACTGTTGTCATAAAATGATCTGCTTCATACTCTGAACCACTGAAAACGATCCAGCCATTTGCTGCTCGTCTGATGATAATATCTGTATCTTTAATTTCAGGTTTCATTCTTCTCCCCATCTTTTTGATTAAGTCATTTTCTTTTTTTTAATAGTGTAAAATGGTGGAGGCGGGCGGAATTCACTTATTCTCCAACCAATTTTTCAGTACCTTCATCTTCAATTGCGACTTTGATTAAACCGTACTTCCAGCCACTTGGCATCATTAACCTCCAGTTTTTGGTAGTACAGGAGATGCTTCCCATCTC